CGAAAAAGGTGCAGCCTGCAGAAAACATCCTGTATGGGACGAGTTTCAAAAATGGCACGATAGAAAATTTAAAGAGACATGACATGGACAGAATAACTTTGAAAGACATGGACGATGCAATAAATCAACTTTTATCCGAAGCGGAAGCGCCACAACCCGGATTTGATAAAGAATGCACCGAGTTGGCCAAACGTCTAATTCGCTGGCGGAACCGCGCTTATTTGGGGCTTAGAGCCCAAACTGACCTGCTTTATGCTGACAGCCCGGTTGAGGACCAGGATGAATTTGAACGGGGCCGGGAACACGGTTTGTCCCAGGTGATGGAACTGATCAATAAGCGGATGAATGATTGCTAACAAAAAAGTTTAGCTGCGGCGAAGCCGTCAGCTACAACGCTGGGTTAGATGCCCAGCACAACAACGGAGGATTGGCATGAAGAAGATCATTTCTCTTTTCGCTCGAAACTACGATGGCGACCGGAACGTGCGCAATGAGGTTGTGCCCGGTGCCGAATGGGTAATCGCTGGCGAAGGCCGCGCAACCCGCAAGTGGGACGGAACGTGCTGCATGGTGCGCGGCGGGAAACTGTTCAAGCGGTTCGAGGTGAAGCCGGGCAAGACGCCCCCGCCGGACTTCGAGCCCGCGAACGACGTAGACGAGGTGACGGGGAAGCAGCAGGGATGGTTGCCGGTTGGTGACGGCCCGGAAGACCGTTGGCACCGCGAGGCATTTCACGGCAACGAAGCGGACGGGACGTATGAGCTTGTCGGGCCGAAGGTGCAGGGGAACCCTGAACGCTTCGAGAAGCACACCTTGATTCCTCACGGGACACGAACGGTTGACGCCCCCCGGACGTTCGATGCCCTGCGAGAATGGTTCGGGGCTTGCCGGGATATCGAGGGCGTTGTCTGGTGGCGCGACGACGGGCGTATGGTGAAAATCAAGGCGCGGGATTTTGGTATTTCTCGCATCTAACAAAAAGCTCACCCGCTTGTCGGGTGCAGCGGTCGTTGGGAAAAACGATGGAACCATTCATTTGTCAGTATAGAGGCTATTTGAAGCCTTTTTCAGAAGAAGATGAAAGAATTCTTGCTTCTGAATTGGCAACGAATCAACTTGTGAAGGTCCGCATAACATCCGTATCAAAACCAACACGGAAAATCATAGAGCAGTCTGGACTTTTACATGCGTGTTACAAGCTGGTTCTCGAAAACTCGAACAATCCATGCCACCAAACATTCGACGGTGTGAAAATGTCGTGTAAGGTTGGCACACATTTTGTTGATCCGTCCATGGTATTTGTTAGGCCTGATGGCGGCGTGCAATTGCAGTACAGGTCGATGGCGTTTGACAAATTAAAAGGAAATGACCGGCAAGAATGGATGACGAAATTTTTCCAGTGGTGCGCCGATCAAATTGGACTGACAGTTGAAGAGATGGTAATTGAAGCAAAAAAAAGAATGCTTCGCGGAGATCCGGCATAAAAATGATCATAAATAAAGCGTATTGGAAAAGGCAACAAAAAAAGGCACGTAATTATGAGAGTGCCTTGAAAGTAATCAGGACATGGGCAAAGTTCGATATTGACTATTATCCTGAATGTAAAACCCTTGTCCCAGAGCATGTTGTCAGTCTTTGTGACAAGGTTTTAGGGAAGACAAAACATTGAAGCTTGAAAACGAGAAAAAAAAGGGAACTTGTTTTGATTGAAATCTCATATCCGTGGTTTCCAAAAGAGTTGAGCCCTAATTCACGGTGCCATTGGGCTGTAAAAAGCAGGGCAGCGAAGGCATACAGGCGAACAGGGGAGTTGTTGACGAAGGTTGCATTTGCGAAAAGTCCGGTCATTTTTGGAGATGGTAAAATACATTTGTTTATTGATTTTTACCCACCAGACAAGCGGCTCCGTGATGCCGACAATTGCTATAGTGCCTGCAAAAACTTGATGGATGGAATAGCCGACGCCATAGGGGTCAATGACAGGCGTTTTGTCGGCCACCCTTTTTTACGTGATGAAGTTGTCAAGGGCGGAGAGGTAAGAATTAGATTTACAGGAGATTGAATATGTTGACAGACGAGCAATGCAACGATTTTCGCAGGCTGCCATTATCGTTCAATGACATGGTGCGAGCGATATTCCGGGCGGGTTTTATAGCCGGAGATGCTTCTGACTGCGGGGCCATGGGTAAAGCCCTTAAAGACCTCGAAGAAGCGGTAAGGGCCGACAGAATCGGGTGTTACTACATTAAAGCGCAGTATGACGATAAAGGCGCGTGGCTCAAAGACAGCTTTGTCTCTACGAGAAGCGTCCTTGGTCGCCTTGACCGTATTCGTAGCGCCATAACCAGCTAGGCGTCTGCGTTAATTGGCATTGTTATATTTTGGGAGGCACCGAAGATGGTTAAAAACTGTGTGAATTGTGGTTATTCGGAGTGGCAGAGGACGGCCAGCGGCAAAAGGAAACTGGAATCATCTGCCAAGTGCAACTACCCGGAGGTGGCGCTGCCTCATTGCTTTGGTGACTATCGCGGAGATATGCCGAGGCGCAACAGTGTCAACAAATACACCAAGCCCGATTGTCCAGGGTGGGTGAAAATATAACGACCAGCATCACCGGTTGCCGCCTTGCTTGGAGTAGAATTATAACCCTAAAACCGCGCAGTGAGCCCTCGGGGGAGGCAAGCCCCCGGAGGGGGCGAGCGCGGGCCAATGAACCCCGCTTGGAAATCGGACGTTTCCCCGCGTCCCTCTCTACCCGCTTGTTGGGTGATGAAGTTCATTTAATTTGGAGATGCAATATGAAGAATTTTTTCAATCTTATCAATAATGGCTCCCGTAAAATTCGGGGGGATAATCCCTTCTTCGGTTTCAAACACATTGGATGTCCAAAGATATTCTTCGTTATTGGTCCCTCTTTCATGGTTTATTGTCTTTTGATAATCATCCCATGCTTTTTGGTAAGCAATGTTATCGCTGACGAACGGCCTGAACTCCTCAATTGCCGCAGCGTGGATAGAAATCTCCTCATAGAAAAAATCCCTGAGCTTGCGTCCATCGGCGTAGAATTCGGTAATGATCTTCGATTGTGCTGGGGCGAAGGCGGCTCGGAGCTTGGCGGCGGCGGTGTTAAAATTTTCCCTCCGCATAATATCGATGGCGTTTTTGTTGGAAGCCGAAATAGATTCCAAAGATGTTTGTCGGGATTTTATATTCCCCCAATAAACACCTATCAGTGTTCCAGCGATGCCGAAAAGCCCTCCAGTAAGCCCTCCAACCATGCCTCCGATGATAGCGGCGATAGTATTTTCAGTCATGGTTTCCTCGTTTTCGTTATGTTCTATATTGTAGGGGGTATATGTGGCGGCGTATTTGGTATATATGCTGTTTGGTATTGCACCCAGCGAAAAAACGCGGGAGGCAGCGATAAGAAGGATAGTTAATCTCCACCTCGATGCATGCAGTACAGAAGGGTATCGGGCAAAAATTGTAAAACGTGGATGGGAATTAAAAAGCCCCCAGCATTTGCACACCGGGGGCTTAACGGGAGGGAATGGAGAATAAAATAAATCTACTTCGTGACCTCTTTAAAAGTCAAGTATTTTTCAACAAAATAACAACGGAGGTGGAGATATGGCAGGGATAGAGGTGGCAATAGGGATAGAGGGAACCGATAAAGTAGCAAGCCAGACTATTGCTTCTTGCACAAGATGTGTTCATCTAGTAGTTTGTTCATTTCGTAAAGCCACTTACGGGGGCATGACCAGGCCAGTATTTCACGACAAAATTTGTAGGCATTATCTTTCAACAAAAATTTTAGAGGAAAAGACATGAATCAAAAAATAGCGCTCCAACTTGCTTTGCTGCAAGAGAAAGAAGAAAGAAAGCAGGACCGCATAAAGATTATGAATGTCCAAAGATCTCTGAGGAATGTGCTCACGGACATAAACAACCTCTCTGTCGAAGAAGAATATTCCGGCTGGTTTATCTTGCTGAAAGAGAATAAAAATGACCCAAGCGGAGTGGAGTTTGTTGGAATTTTCAATCCATTCATTTCTGACGATAGCGAAGAACCAGAATGGGAATATTGCATTTGCATTCCACTAAAGAAGCTTGCTAAATTTCCTGAGTTCACTGGATGGTGATTATGAGTGACCGGAATATAAAAGATGAATATGTGAAAATCGATTGCTGTTGTTTGGACTGTGGGCAACTAACCGGCCCAGAAAGTCAGCCAGATTGCGCATGCGACGGTGGACCGATTTTTAACGAAGAAATGTGCTCGGTATGTCCCAAAAAGTCATTCTGCGATGTACCGAAGTACCCACTTCTCTATGAGGCGTAACGAAACGAAAAAAACGTGGTTTGCCGTGCTGAAACCTGATTGAACCAAAAATGGAGTGGCGGGAAATCAAGGAGCCTCGTAAATCTTTTTGATCGCTTTTTTATCTGCGGAGCTGTTGCCAAACAATCCAACAGCTTTCCAATAGTACCAAGCCCGAAAACTGTTCATGCCATCTTCAATGATGATAAGGTAAAACTCCTCATCAACAACTTCCCTATTCTCAATTCTGATTAAACCATGACGAATAAGCTGGTACAAAGCATCATGTACCAGACTCCCTCGCATGTTGTACCTGTCGTCATATGTTGGGCCGCTTGCTCCATCCCAAGCATAACCTTTGCGGATAAACAAAGTTCCATCTGTGCGGAGCTGAATAAATTCTGTGATAATATCAAAGTCTGGGAATATATTGACGTGGCAGATGAAACTTTCTGCCGACTGATATTTGTAGCCCTTCCGGTAATGGATATGCTTGCGGTCGATCACTTTACATCCCTGCAGCAGCAACTCCAGCGGCCCCGGTAATGCCAACAGGAACGATTATTCTCAACGCCCTCTGGACTGCGTTGGTCTCCTCAATCGGCGTAGCCTGTTGGCGATTGTCATAGATGAAAATCTCGCCATCTGCTGAGAATGCCCTCTCAGCCTTCAAGCAGTCGTCAACTGTGTAAGTTTCCCCATTCAATGGGTTTAGGACATCGATCAATTTTTTCTCTCCCGGTTCGCAGTAGCCAGCGAGTTTTGTTGAACATCCTGAAATTACAAAACAAGCACAAACATATAAAACAAACCAAGTCTTCATTTCATTCCCTCATGCTCAAGTGAGTAGTGATTAGGGTCATGGAACCGTCCTCCCCACGAGCCCCCTATAGATTCCCAATATAAACCAAGTGGCAAATGATCGTCAAATGTCGAGAGATAAACGCCATCTTTGAATAGGTTTAAATCCCCCGCTAACTTCAAGTGGTGCAATCTCGGAGCTTCTTCATAAGGGAACGTTGCCCTGTCATCTCTGAAAGTATCCCCAAGAGTTACTTCATATCCAAGGATCTCTGCGTGAAGTATCAGCCTGGCGTACATCCTTGCGAATTTGCTCTGTTTTTTCTGTGTTATCAAGTCTATATCTCCAACAAACAAGTTTTGTTTCTGCGTCACGACAGGCATCCCAACGAAAATGATTATGAGCGCAAGTATCGCAACTCTTTTCATCTCCTTGAACAGGCATTTACCGCAACCGTCAATTCTGAAATTTTGGTCGCACTTTCCTTTATGTGGTCAAGAGTTGTTTTGTGAAGTTCTGTTAATCTATCAGCGTGTAGCTCCCCACCCTTTTCTTTTGAGGAGAACCAATCATCCCTGTCGGCATCGTGTTTATTCTGCATGGCGAGAAACGCTTTGAAAATACTACCAATCTTCCTTTCTTGATACCAGACAACGATACATAGTCCGATACATACCAATGCGTAAGGGCCAAATTCTCGCATAACTGTTAATAGGAAATTATAAAAGGGGGCATTCATAGTATTTACGGCTCCCAGGTACATGCACTCAGACAGTTATAATCATATGCCGCACACGCACGACATGCCTCATTCTTGGTATCAAGTGTTGTCTGGTTAGTATCGGTAAAGACCCGATACTCCTCAATGACCGCCTTGGCCTTGCCTGGAGTGATTTTCACGTCCCATCGGCTGGTTGTTCCGTCGAGGCGTTCGACCACATGATCGGTATTCCCTTGGCCGGTTGCTAGGATTCCAAGCTGGTTCACCGTGGAGTTCGGTAAAACAACTCCAGTCTCGGTGTCAACCCACGATTGGAAGATTACAGCGTCGCAGGCGGTTTTATTCTCCGCTGTCTTCTGTGACACAATCTCGGCCCATGGCTTCTGGGCGAATTTCTTCACAATCTTGTTCCCGACCAGGCTGGATGATTCTACGACAGTGCTGCACTCAGGATACTCGCATACTCGGCTTACTTCATAGAGCCCTATCTGGTTTGCGGCCTCCTTGGTGTACTTGTGCTTACCGACTTGCACAGTTTTACCGGACTGATAACACACGTCATCGACGGTGCAAAACTCAGCCCATGCCGGGGTTGCTATCAGCAAAATGACGAACATTATTTTCAACATTACTTTTTTCATATTTTCTCCTTAATCATAGGGGTAAGACTGCACTTTTATTTCCCGAGCAATCCCTTTTGAAACACGAAATTCATCAAGTTTACCGTTAAAATTATTGGATACCGGATTTACATTAGAGCCTATGTGTATGGAAGTCATAATCAGAGTATCTGAGTCTGCTATACTGCCCAATGCCACCCCGTCAGAATAAAGAGTATTTATTCCACCACTACGAACTAGGGCGATATGATGCCACGCATTTAAAGATGGAGCAGTACAATCCGTCTGAACTCCATCTATGATAAAGCTTAAATGATCGGGGGTGTCTGAATTCCTATACTGTATTGCAACATCACTGATGCCATTAAGAGAATGTATCAAATAAGGGTTTGCACTTGGAAAACTTGAAGATACATACGCCCAAAAATCAATCGTAAAATCTGAAGTAAAAGTAAAATCCGCACTATCCGGAATGCTTAAATAGTCACCAGTCCCGTCAAACAGCCCAACCCCATTATTTGTCCCCCACGGCTCGGCTATGGCCGTATCTACCTGAGCGTTACCAGCAGCGGTTACAGTATGGGGTGAATTAACCCCGCCAAAGGATGAATCAGGGAAAGAAATTGATCCATCTGTTCCATCCATGGGGAGTAAGAGCATTGTATACTCGTCATTGCCACCTGTTCCCCCCATGAACAGGGAGAAATTTCTTGTCAGGACCCCGGCATCTGCATTGGAGCAGAAAAGAAGGACTGCAAGGATTATGGATAATATTCTCATTATATCGCCCCTGCATCGGCCAGGCCACCCTGACCTGATTTGATAAGGCATGTGTTAGAATCATTAAAGATCCAGCCTATGCACTCCCGGCTGTCGTTGCTGTGCTGGAGGGCGTCATTATCATCCAGTGGGGTTCCGTTGTAATTAAAGTTTCCCCCGGTGATATCGTAGTATAGGGTAAGGTCTTTGTCTGGTGGGCAGAAGATACCCTGTGAACCGGCATGAAACTCTGACACTATCCATGTCAGGCGCATGTTGTCGGGTGAATCATTTCCGATCTGGACAAAGGCACCGTCGTAAGCAGCGTCTACTGAGTCGTTTTCACTTTTGTTGATGACGCTGCCTGAGCCTGACTTATAGCGGTCTGCATCAACAATACCAGCATTATCAATATTAAAACTTTGCATATCAAGATTGCCGCCAGCTTGAGGGGTAGTATCATTTGATACCGCTGTTATAAATCCTACCGATGCTAAACCTGCTGGCGTTACAGCCACAGAATCGTTTGTCCCTGCGGCTGTTTGTGCGTCTGTGGCGGTTTGAATATGGCCAGAAACAGTGTCGTTGGCATCTTTAACATTGGCAAGGCCGTTGTGGGATATTGAGCCGATATTGGAAGGAACCAAAGCAACGCTATCGTTTGTTCCTGTCGTTGCCTGAGCGGCGGTTGCGGTTTGGATATGTCCCGTGTTGCTGTCATTTGCTTGCTCTGCGACATGGGAATCAAAATCAGCCCCCATAACATATGGTTGCGGAGGCATTCCAGGCAACATCCCCGCTAAAGAAGTTGTCGCAAGAAAAAGAACAACCGGCAGCATTGCCAAAGTTTTCAACATTTTTTTATTCCTCCAGTCCTTTTTTAATTTGCTTGTAGATGTGCGGAGAAAGCTGGCGTTTTAAGCCTTCAACGCCTTTATATCCTTCTTTTGTTTTATATTTTTCCATCTTGATGACGGCATGTATATTATTACCAAGATCATTCAAGAATTTCAACGTTCTTGGCGTGGAAAGCCATATTTTCGGGTCTAAAGCTTGCAGTAGTGTCAACGATTCTCTTTGAGTCTTTGACCCGATTTGCCCCATAAAATCATCGTCATCGTCGCCACTAAGCATAGACAATGCAATAAGGACGGTTGATGTTAAACCTATAATCCTGTAAAGCTCTTTTGCCTCAGTTGTTGACAAGGCTCCTTTCTTCCTTCCTTTAATGTCCTTTATCAACTTGCTGGCATCTTCTACGGTTTGACCGAGAATGGGCACCGCCCACTTCTTGTATTGTACGCCAGCACTACCCAAAGATGTTGAACCAACCAGAGAAGAAGTTCCAGGCACCATTCTCAGTCGGCCCATATCTATTTTGAGTTGCGCCAGTCTTTTGTCGCTGATTTTCCCGCTGTTGTATTCTTCATCGGTAATCATTCCGAGCAAATACTGCTTGTTTGCAGCCACGGAAGCAGTGTGGAAAAGTCCGAATATTCCAGTTGACAACCGTTCGGTTATTTCCTTTCCTGGATCTGTGAATTCTTCCCACATTGACCGGCCCGTGAAGTTCTTATATTTCATCAAGAAGAGCTTGCCCTTCGTGGTGTTCATCCTGGCCGCGCCCTTAGCCCATGCCTTTGTTCCCATCATGGCAAAGTTTGTGGTCTGCTCTCCGACGAACGAAGCAACCCCGACCGGAATATTTAAGCCAAGATCGAGCAGTGTGGTAAATGTTCTCATGCCGACTATGGTCGTGTCCAGTCTGCCGCCCTGCTTGATCCTGCCGTCAAAACTCAAGCGCCTGCCCTTCTTGTTATTCAGCCATTGCTTGGTGAATTTAAGCAGGCTCCTGTCTGTTTCAAGGCCTCTTGGTGTGTAAGTCTCAGGGGTTAAAGATTGAGCGTAAATCATCATTTTTGGGAAAGTGGCGTCCAATGCTTTTTTCTTCTCGAAAGTATGGACGTAAGTCATGAATGCCTTGCCGATATTCTTTGTAGGCGTTAAGGCTCCAGTTCTCCGCAGGCTAAACTGAAAAAACTTTTGTAGCGGAAGGATGTTCCCGGTATCGTCATCAAGAATTTCAAAGACAGCCTGGTCTTGCTCCTGAGACTTGAACATATTCTTGAATGCGGACATCAGGCCATCGTCTTTCCATGTCTCAAGAAACGACCGCCTCATGTGGACAAAGTAATTCTCCCGGCCTTTTTCAAGGACTTTGGTCTCAATGAGGTTGGTGAGAGCGTCAGCAAAGTATTTCTGGATGAAATGAGCCAGGTCAATTTCTGCCGGCGTCATGTCTTCACTGTTCGCCATCCCAGATTCAATGAAATCAAAAACACGCTCATCTGTTGGAATAAGGCGGTCAATCAGCTTTCGTGGTCTGCTTTTCCATGCTGCTTTATAGAGCTTGCGGAACCTGTCTTCCACGCCAAATGAAGCGGCCTGTGCATTAAGCAGGTTTTTGTGGATCTCCTCAACCATCATTTTATAAAACGGATTCTTCATGGCAAGACGGGTGTCCCAGGTGAACCCGTCCCATCCATCAACTTTTATCTTGCTCAATTCTTCAACGGAATGACCGGTCTCTTCCGCAAGCTTTTCCATTGCTTCGCGCCACGTCTTAATTCCCTTCAAATCAGTAGCGTCTACAGTCTCAAGCTGTCTTTGGGTTAGAAACCTGTCGTCTATTTCATACCGGTCAAGGATTTCGGCAAACTCTTCAAGCTGCTCTTTTGTCATCTTTGAGATGGTCGGCAGTTCCATTGCTTTCTGAAGATTCTCCACATCCCTTAACTGCTTCCGGTAGATAATATCCATCAGTTCGAGTTTTGCCTGTTTGTGCTCTGCGAAGTCAACAGCCAGATTGTAAAGATCAATCTTGAACTTCTTGAATTCAGGGTCACTCATCAACCGGATATCTTTTTTGCTGACCTTTTTCATGTCGTTATCGGTCAGACCAAGATAGTCACGGATGTTTTTAATGTTCTCCCGGCGCCTGGCAAGAATAGCTTTGTCGTCAAGAATCTTTGACAGCACGCTTTGTTTTTTCTCGTGGGCCTCTTCAACCTTCTCAATCGCCAAGGCAAGGGCTTTTTCTCGGCCCTCTTTTGTCTCTGGTTTGGCAATGTTCTTGATAAGATGGATTACCCGAAATCGCTCAACAGGAGGCAATGCTTTCTTGATGTGGGTTTCAAGTGCTTTTTGCTTCTCGTAGATATCTACCTTATCGTCTCGCAAGGTTTTGACAAGCTCTTTATATCGGTCGAGCGGTCCTTGTTTCTGCCTGGAAAACATCGGGAATCTTGACGGGGTTGCCGGGCTGATTGGCAGGTATGGCATGGTAACGCGCTCTTCCGCTGTCTCTACCATCATCCCGTCTGGGTGGGGCCTCATCCCGCCTTTTTCAAGAACGACTTCCGCCTCCTCCATCTTCCCTTTGCCGTAGGCTTCCAGCATGGGGATAATCCCTTCGTCATAAAGCTTCTTAAACGATTCAAGGCGCGGCTTGTAAGTACCCTCTTTCTCCGCTTGCATCCTTGACCATATCGCGTCGGCTACCTTTTGAGATTTATCTTCACGCAAGCCTCTTTTTAGGGCAGACATCAACTCTTCTTTTGAAGTAACCGTGATGCCTTTCTTTTCCAAAAGCACACCGCGCCGCCTGGCCTCCCCTTCTATGTCTATCCCTCCAGCGTCACCGCCTTCCTGTTCTTTTACGCTGACAATGAAGCCATCTCCGTCCTTTTTCCAGTCAACTCGTTCTGTCCCCCACCTTGCAGCCTGAGTCTCACCCGGTGAAAGATTGTCTTTGGTAGCAAGAGCCACCCCGTCAAAGCCGTTCTCCTTGGCGTAGGCCAGGATGCGCTTGACTCCCAAGTTGTAGATGTTGTCCAGGAGGTGTGTGGGCATCTTGGCTTGGTTGTCCGGGTTAGGCCCCTGCATTTCCTCGATGCGGAGAATTTTCTTGCCGTCCGCCTCTACCGTGTTAAATCTAATTCTTATTACAGGATTTTTTACGTCCGAATATTGGGAGTGGCCGTCTTGCCAAGTGGATTGCCGCCTGCCTGCTGTTCTACCAAGTGACTCATATTCAGTTTTTTCGGTAGCCGACAACATGGATACTGTGAAATCTTCCCCATATTTTTCTTCAAATGACTCTCTGAGTTTTCTTAAATCACTCCTTGTTCCTTCGGCATTACTTGGGGGTGCCGTGACAAACATCTCCCGGTACGAGCCTTCAACTCCCCCCGGCTCGACATACTGGGAGAAGTGGGTGTCGTCTTCCTTGAACGACCCTATTTTGCGCGATATTTGAGTCTTTTTCCGTATGAGATTTTCTTTGCGAGTCAGCAAATCTTTTTCTTTTTGTGCAAGATTCAATAGACGGGATAGTTCATTTTTGGCGAGGGTTTCTCGCAATATCTTTTCCGGCACAATATTGTAATTAAATAGATCTGACTTTTTCGGTTTTTTATTTCTCGCTTCAAAGCGTTCCCGATAACGCTCTGTCGAATATGTTTTTTGTCTTTCTTCTGCCTCCCTGCGATGGTCTTTCTTGGCTCCACCTTTTTCCCTAAAAATACTCGCCTGTATGCTGTCAATATTATCTTCGCCCAAAGAGTTTACATACTCTTCCTCGGCCTTATTGTACTCGAACATTTTGTTGTCGTATAACACCTGACCAGATCTTCCAACGGCAAAACCAACACCATTAACTACGACCTCTTCTTGATCGTCAATTAATTCATCTTGCTCTCTCTCTATCTTTCCTATCTCCCTGCCAAGATTTTGCTCCTCCGCGATTAGGCTTTTTCGTTCTTTCTGCTCATCCGCTGTTAAACCTCCCCCCAGCACCACGTCCTCAAGCTCAACGGTGTTGGCCTTCACGAAGTCCAGGAGTTCGCCACGGCTTACCTTGTCGGCAGGCTTCTTGGCTTTGATCCATGCGTCAAGCCCGGTCGCTTCGATTTCAGTTTTCTTCACACCTTGCTTGTTGAGGAAGTTCAAAACGGACTGCGCTTTCATACCTTGGAATGCTGAGGCTGCTACCTGTTCGAGCTTGGAATAGATGGCTTTGGCCGCTTCCTGTATTTCGGCTTGGCTGTACCGGACTTCTCCGTTACCCCACCTGCCATCTTCGCGCCGGGAAACGCCGTATTCTGCAACGATAAAAGCAAGGGAGTCCCTCGCCTCTTGAGTATCATCTACAAACTGCGAAGACCCAAAGTCGGTAAAATGAGCCAGCACCCCATCCAACCACGCAACCACCTTGTCAATCAGCCGCCTAAATTTTCCCTTCTCGGTATGAGCTTCCACCGCTTGCCAAAATGCAGGATTATTGAAATTGTCACCAAGCAGATCGCCTATGATCTCTTTTTTCACACCCTTGTCGCTGAGGTTGATATCCCGTGTTGTCTTGTACGTTTCGGTATTTTTTATGAGGGGCTCAATAGCTTCGTAAAGGGCGTCAAATAATTCAGGGGTGTCTTGCTCGATATGGTGTGACAGTTCATGCCCAAAGATTACATGAGCTGGTTTGTCGGCAAAGACGTTTACGAAGATCGTGTCGCGCATCAATTTATCACGCATCAATACAACCCCGTTTATCCCTCCTGTGATTTCTACCCAGACGATTCTCTTTTTGAAGATGTCGGCAAGTCTCCCGGCGAATTCATGTTCCCCCCGAGGACTTCCTGTAGTGTCAACTCGCCCCTTGCGATCTTGTCGATAAATGGCGTCAGGCAAACGCCAGGCCGTGACCTTTTGCCCGATAATTTTGCCAAGTTTTTCCGCCAAAGGTTGATGTCCATTGTGCCTCCTTAGTCCGAGTTCTTTCATTTCTGATTCTGTTCGCTGCTTGCTGTACCGGATGTCGGTTTCTCCCATTAACTGTTTCAGGCGGGTTTTGTTTTCAAACGTAAGGGGAATAACGCCGGAGACCGTTAAGGTCTTGCCGGTCCCGCCAAACTCGAAAGACTGCCCCTCAAGTTCTATTGTCTCAACGTCATTGCGGTTGGCTGGCCTTCTATAGTCAAGGACGATAGGGGCAGAAGTAACACCGGCTTTTGCCAGTGCTGACATCCTGTGACGCCCTTCGTGGTCGATGATATGTTCGTCTTCTTCAACAACCAGATATGGGGATTGGGATTCTTTCCTCATCTTGTCGATGTCAAGCGGCTTCGCTGACTCTGAAATAGAGGCCGCTGACGTTTTGCTCGGCGTTGTTGCTAAAACAAAATCTTGCGGGTTTACAAAGCCTATAACGGCTTTCGTCCTCCCGTCATCATATGCCGCATATTGGATCTCGTTGTCTACTCGCCTATCGGTCCACCCAGCTTTAAGACTCCGCGCCTCTTCAATACTGATACCGAACTCTTTTGCCATCTGGCTCAACATTGCCGGGACGGTATCGCCGACCATATTCCCGGCTTCGGCAAATTGGTCGGTCTTCCTGGCCCAATTTCTTGCGCCAGCCGTGAAGAGCGTCACAAAATCAGCCTCGGTCATCCTGGTGGTGGGGATTCCAAGCCTCATAAGGGCCATCTTGATTGCGGAAATGATGCGCTTGTAAAGGGGTTGCGGCTTGTTCGCGGCATTTTCGAGGAAATACCCTATGCCTTCCGTGGTGCGGAACTCTGCCGGGGTGTCTTCCGGCACCCGAGCAAACGCCGCCTTTACCGCCTTGTGGCCGATTTTTTCCAGTCGTTCAAAGTCAGCTTCGATCTTGGCACGGGCGGCCATGTACTTCTCGTCGCTCAAAAGTAAGGCATGTGAAACTTCGTGCAACGCAACACCGGCAGCTTGTCCTTTGGCGATCTTATCAGCGACCAACCAGATTTTGCCACCCTTACCGTCTTTACCGCCCTTGGGATCGTAGGCGCCGACTATGGTGCCGTCTTTGGAGTAGAGTGGGTTGATATCAGACTCTTCAAAAGCAATGCCGCCGTCATCAGTCTTGACGACCGTCCAGCCATTCGGCTCCATTACCTTATTCCATACCAGCTCCACAAGATCGGAGTCCCATATGCCGGCACTATTTACAATATCGTCAGGGTTTGCTTCGTCAACAAGAGCTTCAATAAGTTCCTCTCTCGTCTGTCCGTCCTGCTGGTATGAATTAAGTCCGTAATCATCGCCGTACTCGTCCAGGGCAGACCGCAGGGCATTCGTAAACTCATTAGAGTCAGCATAAACCAGCTTGTCGCCCAACCTGGCGGTGTCAACCGTATAATGGAAGTCGCCATAATGCTTAACGGAATCGCCATCGTCCGCGAAAAGAGCGTGCCCCCAATCGCTCATCGGGGTATCTCTTTTGTATCTCCTGTGCATAACACTCTTCAACGCCCGCCCGATCCAATCAGGCAAACCGGTCTCAGTCCGCACAACTTCCAGCTTATCCCGCTTGATCAGGTTGTCGGTGCCTTTGCCAAGGAAAGACTTGCGGAGTTCTGCTTCTACTTCTGCGGGAGTGGTGGCGTAGGTTTGGGCGGCATGGGAATAGAGCGAAGCGTCTTTGCTTGGGGATGCTATGGCGGACTCTTTTTTTATCCTCTCGGCCAGCTTCTCGTCAAACGGCACTCGCCACCCAATACCGCCAGCCCCACCGGTGCTGACATTGTTGCTGCTCCAATTATCACCGTCCATCCCGTTATTTTTGACGTACCAGATATATTCATCGCCGATGGTAAACCATTCTCCGCCACCATAGATGTTCTGCGTGTCGGAGTAATGTGTACCTCCCGTCACATTTGAGCCATCGGGCCGCTCGCCGTCTTTTTGGATTTCGGCGGCTATTCCTTGTAATGCTTTCTTCGCTCTCTTTTTCTCCGCGCTTGCCGCTTCCTTCGTGCGCAACGGTGCGGATTCTTCTTCGGTTGCCTCCCTTGCTATCGCCGAGAAAACATATCCTTGCTCGTCTCCAACGCCGAACGACATACCGTCATCCCGGAAATACTTCTTTGATGCGGATATAATGGTGATATACTTAGGCCCTGCGTCGCGGGGGTTGCGCATTGTCTCGCCGGGGTGCATCTCACGCCATCCATAGCCTTGCCCGCCACCAATGCGAAACTGCTCATCTGGCAAGACGCCACTCCCACCAGGGCCGTCAGTGCCATACTTTTTTAATCCTTCCGGCACAGAGCCGGTCACATACCATTGCGACCTGTCTCCGTCAAACTTGGCACCGTTCCGTTTTGCGATAGCCCGGTCTTCATATGGAACGCTCAAGTATATTCTTGGTATTGCTGCCTCGGCTTTTTTGGCTTCGTCCTTTGCCGTCGCTGCTTTTTTCTTTGCCACCTTCACCGAATCGATGGCAGCGTCAAGCCTTGCTTGCAACTCAGGATGATCGTCAATCCCAAGGCTTTTCAGCTTATCAACGCCATTCTGATAAATATAGTCCGGTGCTTTCTCTTCGACAAACGCAAGCCATTTTTTTATCTCTGGAATTGTCGATACTCTTTTTGACTCTCGCTCTTGGTTATCAGATAACGGGTATATGGTCGTAGTTGCCCCATATCTTGACGAGTTCACATCGATATTTGCTGGGGTTGGATATGTCTGCCCAACTTCCCAACCTGTGCTTGTCTCGTTTATTTCAACCTTTACCGGGTAGGTTTTCCCTTCGCGAGTTGCCTCGAACCACTTGCGGCCTCGCTTTGTAATGGTCAATTTTTCACGGCTGAAATTACCAGGCGGCAAAGTGATTGCTTCCTGTTTATCGCCGGTTATGTCATCCTTAGTTGACAAATCAGCAGCGGATTTTGTCGTTTTCTCGGTAACGGCTTTCTCTTCGGTCTGTTCGGCTTGTTTGGCGGTATCTTCTGTGGCCGTTTCAGCATCTGAGCGTTTTTCTGCCTTACCATCCATTTTATCAGCGGCGGCACGAAGCAGCTCTGCGGCGGTCATCTCGGAGGCAGGCTTACTTGATTTTAATCCGGCATCGTCTGGGGTTGATGGTGCAACTTGCTGATCTGGTTCGGCTTCTTTGCTTGACTGTTGTTTGATTGCTGGGGCTGTTACGGTCTTGGCCTCAATTGCTTCATTGTCGATTACCACCACTGCCGGGAACGACTTGGCCCTGAGGATTTTTAGCGCATCGTATCTGTGCGCTCCCTCAATGATATAAGGCCCTTTGCTATCCACCCCGACAATCAGCGGGGAAATCTCTCCAGATGCCCTAATTTCCTCCGCGAGCTTTTTTGTGCGAGCATCGGTGGCAAGTGGTGATTCATCAAGGGTAAACAGGGACATTTGAACTTCCCGGACACCCGCGAGTTCTTCCCCATCTGGGATTGAGGATTCAATTGACGACAGGTTGGGAACCGTTTGTCTAACCGTGCGCCCATCAACCTTTTCGCCTGACGTGGGGTATGTTTCTTCTGGCGTCGAAGCAACAGCCCCAACCCCCACTGGTGCGCCCGATGGAACCTTTACAGACGCGGTGGGTTTCTCGTTTGCCCTGACCGGCTGACCATCTGTTACAGGCGTTGGAGGTTGGGTTGTTGAACCAGGCGCACTCAACAGAGTCTCCGAAGCAGCCTGATCCGTGTCGGAGCCCACTTGACTTTCCTTAACTGGTTGCTTAGTTAAAGATTCCGGGGTTTTGTTTACTTGGGAAGCCTTCGTCTTTGGTAGTCCAGTCTCCTTCGCATCCGTCATAAACACCGGAGTCAATGCCCCGTTAATAATCATGCTTCTATATCGGTATGTACCATCACGGGAAACGGAAATAGCTTTGTAGTCAGCATGGGTTTTGTTCCATTGCTCCCTGGTGATCACCGTAGCGCCATCGGGCCGGTTGATAATCGGCAACATCTTTTCTCGCCTGCGAAGTTCTTTCTCGGCAACCACAAGCTTCTCGCTTTTTGTTCTTCGTCCCTGCGCCGTGATTTCCCCTCGGTCGTATGCGTCGGCCTGGGCTTCAAGCTGGTCCATTTCCCGCCTGGCTTCAACTATACGGGTTGCACGGGCAACGCTGGAATCAATGGCTTTGTCTCGGCTACGCTGCGTCCCTCGCCCAAACCCTGCGCCTAATGGAAACGATTTTTCCATTGCATCGTCGCGCACAGTCCTCCCGCTCATTGACTCATATTTCTTCCGTGCCTTTTCAGCCTTATTTCTGAAAGGGTTATAAGTAGCCGATTCGCCCGTCGGGCTCGGCTTGGCCTTGATAGCTCCTTGTGGAGTCAGGCCACTCTCTGTACTCGCGCCCTGTGCGGAGAGAGTAGCGGCCTGTGCTTTTGCTTGCTGAACCTTAAAGAAATCCCGAGCTTCTTTCACTGAAGAAAACCGCTCACCAGGAAACACCTCATTGCCGGTGCCAATAAACACCATGCCGTATTTCCCGTCCGCCTGTTTCTTTGCCGTCACTCTGGATGGAGAAATGTTCGGACTGGTGGCAAGATCGCTGTTTTGCCATGGCTCTACGCCTTGAACACCCTTTCCGGGAGCATCGTCAGCCCGCACAGCACGGCTTCGCTCAGGTTTTTGAACGGGCCTCTCTCCAACTGCGCCCACAACACTTTTACCATCCACCGCCCCTTCCGCTTCTCTACCACTACCGGTAATTTCTTTCTCATTCGGTTCTATGTTGCCTTGTTCATAAGAAAATGGGTCTTCAGCTTCCTCTCCTTTTCTCAAAGGAAGCAGGTTGTTTTCGTCAAAATCTTTGCCAGATCGCTTGCGCCCTTCTACGTCAAGTTCTGTGTCGGCGTCAACCCGGACTTCAACGCCATCTTCCAGAACGACGCGACCAGCCTTGTCAATCCCTTTAACTGTGTATCTGTCTGCCGGGACATCATCGCCGCTGGCCTGCACCTCATCGCCAAGAGCAAGGTCGATAGCCCTCATTTTTGCCGGGCGCCCTAAAGCGTCAACTGTTGGCTCAAGCCCTGCTTTTACAATATCGTCTATATGGCTTAAATCTGGTTCTCTTGCCAGTTTGCCGATTTCACTTTTTGTTTTGGAGGTTTTCAGTGCTTCCACGAAAGAGTCAAGCGACTCAAAGCCTGCTTTCTCCGCTGCTTCATCTCCGTAAATTTTCCCGTTGTTGCTGAACAGGCCGGGATAACGCTTGTTGAGTTGGTTCCTGGTATCGGCGCTATAAGTATTTTTAATATCATCGGTAAGCCTGATCCCGCCCTCTTTTTGAATTTCCCTTGCAACCGCATTTAACGGGTCAGCGTCTACAACGTCACGAAGCTCTTGCTGTCTGATTTTCCCGTGTTGCGTGGCTTCCACTGATTTTTGTTCCGGTTTTTTCCCACCGATAAGCACAACACCATTGTCTGTTTTCAGCCACTTCGCTCCTGGTGCGTTCTTTTGCGCATATCGAATTGCCAAGATAGGGTTTTTAAATAATAGCGGCAGGCCATCTTCTCCGGATACAACCTGATTGGGATCAAATTCACCCTCAAACCTTAACGATGCGCCGGGCTGATTTTTAGCCTTGGCATACTCCCTCGATTTCTGCATCTGTTGGAGAAAATCAGAATCGTCTCTGGCTGGCTTGTCGGTTTGCATCCAACCGGGCTGCTCTTTTAGTTCCTGCTGTGCCTTGAACTGAGATTCCGTTGCCCTTCTGGCCGCAGGTGTCGTCTCGTCGGCTCTTTGCTGGATTGGTTGTTCTGGCTTGAAACTTCGGATAACAGCTTCGACCTGTTCAGGAGTCACACCTTGTTCCGCGAACTCATTGATGTTGGCTCGGACTTCATCTGGTGATATCTGCCCTTCAGAAAGAGATTCTTTGAGAGAAGACAGTATTTTTTCAGAAGTCACCGGCTGCTGAACACGGCTTGCTTCCTGTGTTTTTTCTCCTGTTTCCGCTGTTTTAGGCTTCTCGGTTGGTCTAGTTGATGACCCTCCAATACCGCCAAGAAGCATGGAAGGAGGAAAGACGTTGAACCCCTCTTTCGTTCTCTTTTTTACGTCTTGGGCTATTTCCTGCCACGGCTTCCCTTGTGTTATACCCTCAACAACGGCGACAAATGGTTCTTCCGCCCATTCTGTCCCGCCTTCCCATGTCCCGGAAATAAGAAAATTCTTCACCTTGCTTGCGAAACCAGCACCGGCTCTTTTCGTAAGCATTTTATCAACGCCAAGAGCGTTCAGGATACCTGTTCCAACTCCAACCGCCAAGGCTGCGGCGCCTGCTTTTTCTGGAGATACCCCGGCTTTCCGCATGTCATCCCATGTTTGCGAAGCTTCCATGGAACCGCCTACCGCACCGGAAAGAGGTTTCCCGCCAATGGCATAACCGGCAATGGTCGGAATCAGACTTCCTGCCATATCAATGGTGTTGTATGCCCACCACTTCGGGTCAACGGCGAGGGATGGTTTGTCAAGAATTGCCCCTTGAATGTCTGGATGAGCTGCAAGACCTTCTACCTTCTGGCCCCAATATTTTTTTGACCCAGCTCCGATGTCGGATATTTTCCCTCCAATGTCTTCAGCCCCGGCCTTGCTTACACCCTCGCCAAAAGCCTCGACTCCAGAACCCAAAGTTCCAAGCCACTTCGGGACAATAGCACTGGCAGCTTTTCCGGCCTCGCCAAGAACGGTCGGCTCTGGTTCAGGAAGTGTTTGCTCCCTGACAAAGTTTGTCCTGGCTATTTCCTGTTGTTCTGGTGGCAGGCTGAAAAACTCACGATCAACATTATCCTCAAAGTATCCACGGAACACTTTCTCTTTGTCTTGCTGAGAGAGGGAGTTAAAACCGGGATCTTGATATAATTCGACAAATTCTTCGAGCATTCTATTTCCCGTTGTGCGCCCTGGCCATGGCAGGCTGTTCTTGCTGCTGTCCTAGGTACTTGCGGTAGTCGATCTTGCCGTTTGGACTGCCGTTTGAATTGCCGTTTGAATTGCCTGGCGTTTCTAAAGAAGCAGCATCAAAATTTTTCCGCGCTTCTTTCATTATCCACATTTTTTTCCCGCCAGCAAGCTTAAAGGCTTTCTTTGCCTCTTCGGTGCCTGACCACAAAGCTCCATCATCTAAGTCTTCAGCGGCTTTTTCTGCTGCCTCATAAGATGCAGACCACATATCCTCAAGCACTTTTGCCGGGAGATTTCGCTTTTCTGTCTTTGCTGATTCGGACTTCTTCGATGATTCAACCTCGCCAAGCACAGCGAGCTCCTTTCCTGTTGGGTCAAACATTACTTTCGTTGGTTTGCCGTCACGAAGAACTGTTTCTATATATGGTTTAGAAGATGGTTCTTTTTTTCCTTTTTCCTTTTCAGCCCTGGCAATCTGCTTTTCTCGGACATCAATAAGTTTTTTCCTGTAATCCTGGAAGTTATCAAGGAATGTCATATCACCAGCCTCAACAGCAGCTTTCAGCACATCCTTGACAGCAGCATGAGACTGGACGTATTCTTTCAGCATTGTGTCTATGTCAAGCAGCGCTATATCGTTATCGTCACGACTTGCGCCGGTAGTCATCGGGACAATTTTCTTTGTCCCGTCTTTTTCTGTGCCTGCGAAAGAAATCATCAACTTACCGCCCACCGGTGCCTGATTGACACTGTGGACATTAAATTCAGAATATCCTTGTCTTGCGCCCCTTGCTGAAAGATTCGGGGACCATGCCGTATTCAGGTAGTCAACAATGTCTTTCTGGGAAGGCATTTGTTTTGAATTAAGACTCGCGCCTATAGTATCACCCAAGACACTCATTTTTGCTGCGGTCTCCGGGTTAAGCAAGTGACTGACCTTGCTTGTTACGTTCGGATTGTTTTTTATTTCCGGGCCATATTGCCGCATAATTACGTCAAACATTGCGGCCCGTCCTGACGCTTTTGCAGTAGATTCTTTTTTTGTGGTGGCAAGCTGTTCTTGCTGTTGTCCGAACAATGTTTTTTTCATTGCCCTGTCTTCTTCTGTTTGTCTGTCAAGCATCTCTTGCCTTTTTATTTCTCTGGCCCTGTCTTCTTCTGACTGTTTATCACGAGTTTCTTGCCGGAACATATCGTTTACAATTCCGTATCCCCGGATAGCATCGTTAAGGTAATTCCTAGCCATTATTAAATTCCATTTAAAAGAGATTAGACAAAAAATATGCGAGGTTGTAATTCCTTATGTCGTTTGGGTCTTCACCAAGAGCACTCACTATCATTGGGGCCATCATCATATATGGAGCACCTGCCATCATCCCCGCCGAGGCACCTGCACCGGCACCTGCACCGGCACCTGCACCTGCACCGGCACCTGCACCTGCACCGGCACCTGCACCGGCACCCATGCTGCCGAGAGCATATTTCATTCCCATTCCTGCTGCTTGAGACATCATAGAGTTTCTGGCTTCCTTCCTGCCGGACTTAATCCCTTCATTTGCTCTATCTCTTGCAGTCTGGTTATCCGCCATTGTCCTCATCCCGCCCATGGCGACATTCCTGTAATTTCTTCCAAGACCTAGAAGACTCATATTAATTCCCTCCCACCAAGACCGCCAGTCATTATTTTTTGGTCAATAGTTTTCATATGCCTTCTCGTTTCGTTCCCAGCATCTATCTCGCCAGCTGTCTTTTCCATAGACAACTTCCTTTGATATGTCGGATCGTCTTTTAATTCAATCCCGTATCTTTTCGCTTCACGCTCTGAGGTCTGTTGGGCAGTGTCGAAAGCTGCGTTTGAAAGGTCTTTCGATATGCCAACTCGCTGTTCGAGTTTTTCGGGGTTTTTGTACGAGGCTATCAGTTCTTCTTCCAACGGGAAAAATCTTTTCATGTAATCTGCCCATTCTTCCCGTGTGACTTTTGCCATTATATCGCTGGCCTTGCCGCCACCGACCTCGCCGAACCCGACCAAAGACTTAGAAAACGGATCATATTGGACGTATTTCCCTGTGGCCTGATCGAAAACAGGGGGTGTCTGATTTTTATACTGATAGCTTTCTCCAGGGTCGCTATCCTGATAATATTCTCCGCCAGACATCGGCAGTTCCCACCTTCCTGTCGTCGGATTAAAAACCGGCGTTTGCCCGCCGACTTCTCCATAATTCCACACGGAAGGATCTTTCGACGTTGTTGTATCCTCTGGAGGTTTTGCAATGCCAGAATCTATAAGCGATTGAATAAATTCTTTATCCACCTGCTGGACCTCCTTTGTTCATATTTTTCCACCCGGCAAGTCCCATCCCTGCCGCTGTTGCAGCTGTGCTTATGGCGGCGTCCCTGTCTTCTTCGCCTTCGTATGCTCTGTCTATTGCCTCTGCTGTGGCATCACGAGACAGGGTTGACATATCTCTCGTTGCCTCTTCCGCCACACCACGACCACGATTAATCGCATTTTGCGTGTTGAGCAGCGTTTGATCGTCAACAGCCTGCGCCCCTCTTGCCATCGCAGTTCCAGCTATGTTCCCTTGGTCGATACCTATATCACCGACAGCGGCCTTCCCGGCACCGCTTGTCGGATCAACACCCCGAGAGGCCATGCCGCTTATTATTTTGTCACGTTCTGAAGAAACATGCCGCCCGACACCAGCGCTTACCTGGGCGGCTATTTTTGATTCATCAGCCGGTGTCATGCGCATGTCTTCAGCCATGTACCTTTCTTCAATAGGAACGAAAACCTCTTTGTATCTGTTCCATTGCTCCATTGTCACATCCGCAAGAGCTTTGTCTTGAGCCGTTTCTTTTATTTCTGGAGCATCACCGCCGCCACACATATTTAAACCCTCCGCCTGTAGACTATTTCTTCAATTTCCCAGCCCATTCTTGAGAAACCAAGAAACGAACTGGTCATAATGACAAACCGGATATCAGATTCTTTCAAAATTTCTCGCATTTCTTCGATTAGTTTTTTCCCTTCTTCGATGTTCTCAAAAAACTGGACAACAACAGAAGCTCCTCTTTCCCCTGTTTCCCTGTCAATTACCGGGCGCAAAACAACAAAACTATTGCGGGCATCGTTGATATACAAAGACGCTTCCCCGGAAGCTATGATGTTGTATATCCCGTCTACGGTCCAGCGATGCTTCTGACTTCGCGTCCTTGCTTTTTCGACACGAGGTTTTATCCATTGCCACTCTTTATCAAGTTTTGCGTGTATCATGATATCTGTAAAGTTGTTCCTGCTCCTCCGGCATAACCACCCCCAAAACCAGAGCCACCGCTTGCTGTAAGAGTTGCTGTTGCTCCTGGCGAAAATAACATTACAAAACTTCCACCTCCACCACCTGCTGCTGCTGCCCCAGCCCCAGCGTTTCCTGAAGCCGTTAATGATGCACCTGCGCCCTGCACATAATTTCTTGCGAAAATTATTAAGGCTGACGACCCGTCTCCACCAGAGTTAGCTCCATTTCCGCCACCTCCCGCGCTGTATAATTTGCCGTTCTTTGCTAGCCACAATACGGTTGCTATCTGATCTATTATCGAAAAATTATCTGCTGCCGCTGCTCCGGCTGACGTTGCTCCTGTTGTTGGGTAATCGGCGTACCCTAAAAATCTAGCGGAAATCCCCCCCCCAGTACGGGTGCCATCGCTTCCTCCACATCCGCATACTTCGCAGATACCAGCCCCACCGTTAGAGGTATTCCCACCATTATTTTGCGCTCCTTTTACTGATATTACCGCATTCGCGCCAAGCGTCAGCGTGTCATTGACAAAAAGTATCAATGATCCAGTTGACGGGGTTACAGATAAAGTCTGGTTTGCATCGATGGTCAGGTTTTCGTATTGGTATATCCCGCCAGATATATTAGCGCTTGCTGCTATGGTGCTGTCGCCATCTGATCCGTCACCATATAAAGATAAAACGCCAAGGACAGAAGAGACTATGCTTGCCAAATAATCGTTACTTGTTGATCTTCCAAGAATCTGAACTAGATATGCAAGAATTACGGCGTCCATTATTTTAACTCCAAACAGCGGTACTCAGGTCATCTCCGGAGTAAGTAAGCGTTAATGTCGCCAACACAGTTACACCGTCACTATCGTAGTATTCAGCGGTTGACACCTTCGTCGTTCCTGGATAATAAGAAATAACTATTTTATAACCTCCACTGTAATTTATTTGATCAACCTGTGTGCCTGTATAATCAACGGAGGTTATTGTCAACCTGTTGAAAAATTCAGGGTAAAAAACTGAACTTGCTGATACAACCCTGTATGGCCCTGGAGTGCCAAGCCTATTTACATGCCTGATGCCATAAAAATATGTCGAAAAAGGAGAAACATTGACGAGCGGGTCTTCAAATGTTCTCGTGTTTGCTACGCCTATCAAGGTCGCCCCGTTAATACTCTCCGAGGTATTTCTTATTATCTGCGTATACCAATGGCCATCATATGTCGGGTAATTCCAATAAATGAAAATCCCGTTATGTGTTCCTACCGCAACCACACCAGTTGGAGTTTGCGGAACGCCGCTTGCCAAAACAAATTCGAGTTGCTTTTCTCTGTACCTGTGGGAACCTGAATTAACAAGGTTTTCCGCCGTTACAGCATCATTGTTTGACGGCAGGCTTCCTATCTTCGTTACCCATTGGATAAGACGATTGATCCTATCAGCAATCTCGTGTGGTTTCGGGTGCTGAGACAATCTTGCGAGTTCAGGTTTTAAACTCACTTTACACCTTTCAAGTCTCTGATCGTTTCAGCGACATAACAAGATTTGAAGCTCCCTGTTATTTCGACCTCGAAAGTGTCCGACAGATATCCAGAAGGCAACCAAAAAGGCTGACTGTCAGACACTGTTTTTGTTTTTTTGAGAGTCATAGAGCCGTTTGTTTCGGCATACAATTTAAAAGTGACCGGATAAGCGTTTGACCTGACCTGTGCAACACCAGGATTAACGGGAGCACTTACTATTTCTTTTCGGCTTTTCCAAGTAGCAGTCATTGGAGAATTTGAGTTTGTATTCCATGAAACTATATTATTTCCAACCATCAAATAGAGCGTGTCATCTTCCTCATCAACAAAAGCTGCTGTTGCGTAGGTATCTGTCCACGTCAATTCTTCCGTGGCTGGGTCTAAAATAAACCCGCCCTGTTCTGTGCCGTTGTCATAAAAACCATGATACCTTCCGTCATGAAATGCTCCGATGATTGATGTTGGATCAAGGTCTGTCCACGCTTCTGTTCCCATCACGTCTTCTGTAATATTTTTTGCCGCGCCAGGGCCAATCATCATAATCCCTGATGGGGATGCGTAAAAGGCAACACCCCTTCCGGCAGTAATGCTTTTCTTGCTTGTGCAAGATTCCATGATCTCTGTCTTTTCTTTCGCCAAATTGTCTGGTTCAGATCCAGTAAAAATATACGGTTTGGCTGTCGTAACAACCAAGATGGAGCTCCCGAATATTTCTATCCCAACTATCGGGTAATCTACTTTCCTTTGATAGGATGTCGGCCAGGCATGGAGTTGATAGGCGACTGAAGTGCATAAGGCCATCCCGTCCGCGCCCACGCCAAAACCGTTCGGATGAATTCTTATGCTGTGCATCCCGGAAGGCGGGCCATCCCATTCTGTTGTTTTGATTTCGTCACCAAGCGATATCGACGGGATATAATCATCGTAAGTAAGAATATCTCCAGTGACTTCACCAACGTATTGATATTCCGTTGTCCCTGCTTGGCCGGTGTCCTGGGTTCTGTAAATTCTTTTCGCCGTAAAATTGTAGTCACCGGACGGGAATTCAGGAATCGTCACTGTGACGTAGGTCGCGTTATTTGTTGAAACCTGATCCGCCGTTACCGATGCGCCTGTATGCGCTGTCGCTAATGCTTCATGGGTGTTGTGTTTTGCCTTAAGATCGTTCAACCTTGCAACGCATTCCTCCAAAGTCGTCGGAGCGACTGCGGATGTCAATGCGTTGCTCGGAAGTTCTTGCGCTGAGTGCCATGTAGGAGCAGCAGCTATAGCGTCAGCATTGTGCGCTGCGTAGAGAGTAAGTTCAACAGCCCCCAAAGCGAGAAGAGAGGTAATGCTATATGCTGCGACAGGCATTGCTGCAGTGCTTTGATTTCCTGCTCCATGCCGTGCGCTTGCGGCATGGTTGATGAAGTCGGACCGTATTTCGTTCGCCAGGAGAATTGCAGCATCAAGAGCGTCATCAGCCAGGACAATATTGCTGGGAAGGCTGGGCGGACCTTCCATTTCTTCCGGAGAAGATATCCCGGCCTCACACACAAACGTAACCAGATATGACCTGTCTATCGCTATGCTTACTGAATCAAGAGTCCCGCTTACTGCCGCTGATGGCGTGTCAGGCTGCGGAACGCCAAGGGTATAAGAATCATTCGGATAGTCTGTCCCGGCACCTGCTGTCGCTATGGACGTGTCTGTAAGCTTTGGAACGCCGTCGCCTGTCCAGTATGTTACCTCGTCATCATCGTCAGAAACAGGCCCCCTGACGCAATCAATGATATCTGTCCAGTGAAACCAAAATGAATCATTAAACTTATAGATTGTCTCTTTTGTCCCGGCTTTTGTCGGAGTGTCTACTGATGTTGTCCCGTCAAAAGGGGTTACCGTCCCGTTTGAAAGAATGCAATTCTGCGCTTCCTGCGCGTAGTTTGCCGGTATAAGACTGCCTTCAAGTCGCGGCATTGTCCCTCGTGGGACTTGTATATTTAATAAAATCATTCGCCAGTTTGATTGTCGTTATATTTTCTGAGGGTTACCGTGCAATCGTCAAATTTTACTTTATCCCCTGCCCCTGCTCCCATCCTGAAAATTGTCCTGTTTGTGTCAGGGGCAGCGTCCGTTAATAAGCGTATATTTTTCCACTCCCATGATGTATTCGTAAACACCGTTACGACTCCGGGGTTTATATCATCACCTGGGGATTGGTAGAACAAAGTAAGAACACCAGTTGGAGAAGAATCGTTATCGACTATCTTTGTCCAACATCCGGCCTCTATAACAGATTTATTCTGATTCTCTTTTATCGTTAGAACCATCTGACCATAACCGGAGTCATTTGTCTGAGAGCAGTTATCCCCAATATACATACAATCGGCTTTTCTTTCAAAATACCCTGATTCTTGCCAGCTGACAATCCCGGCATCATTATCAACTCCAGGCAGCCCAGCTGACCATGTATCAAAATCAGCGCTGGCTACGTTTATTTTTGGGCCTTCTCGGATATCAACCCACGAAACACGAGAGCTGACCGGCGCTGCAATTTTTATGTTATTTGAAAGACCTCTGTATATATTCCCTGATATCATTCCTGCCGGATGGTATGCGTTGGCACTTTGGTAGGTATCCTCACTCGAACCGATATAAATGCCATGCTTAGTAGACACTGAAGAATCGTTATCGTGGATAAAGACATTTCCTGTCACAGTGTTTCCCATAATTGTTCCGAAATAAACACCAGAATGGAAAATCGAACTTACACCCATAGAAGCATCATCAAAACTCAAATCTGTGCCGTAGTTAATGACAACATTGCTGGAAACTGAATTGTATGGACTTGCGTAATTGAATGATATGCCAGCTGCTGCTGTCTTTGTTATTGTGTTGCCAAAGACAGCGTTGTATCTAGAAGCATCGTCAACACCTGCAGTCGCACCAAGAAAATCATATTCGGTACCATCCCAATTATGTTCTTGAGCAAATACAATTCCACCATCTCCAACTCTGTCTATGTGATTGCCTGAGATAGCATTGTATCTGCAATTCGACCCGACCTGAATTGCTTCACGACCCACATGAGTATATGTGTTATCATGGACACTTACATTCCAAGTCCATAAAAGTTGCGTCCCGAACGGTTGCGATGAGGCGGCAAGTCCTGATTCTCCCTGATCACTGATTCTATTCCAAGCAATCTCTCCGCCATATACCCCTTGGAAAAATATGGGGATGGCACGGCTATTGTTATTCCCTTCAAATAAATTGTTAAGAACGCTGATATTAGAAGTGTATGTCTTATCAGGGTTTCTTGTTTCTCCGTTATCTGCAAAATAAAGATGATATTGGTTATCCCCTGAAAACTTGCAATTTTGTATTACAACATCATCGCATTGCCCGCAGCCTATCGCATAAGATCCTGCGGCATAAGATCCTTCATGCCGGAAATGGATATTATCCACACCGACATCATTCTTGTTCCCAACAGCGCCACCAATAGATAGGAAATATGTTCCTTGTTTATTCAAAACAGATCCGCCAGACCCTAATAAGCGTTGTCCATTCTGAACAGTCAGGTTTTCGTTGTAGTCATATACGCAATCTGGAGGTATCATTACAGCTTTGTTAAAAGAAAGAACAGCGTTCAAAGCGGCTGAGTCATTCGTTGAGTCGTTGCATGTCGATCCAAACCATGCTGGAGATGCCCACTGGATATCCGCGTTTCCACTTATAGTCAGATTGTCACCAAAAACGCGAACATTTCCGGCTGTTATTTTCCCGCCGTCAAAATTGACCGTTCCTGCTCCCCCGAGATATCCGCCATTTATTGGAATTATTTCCATTGTTGACGGGATTGTGCAACTGCCTGAATCATTCACAACTGAATCAATAAAAACGGTTGTCTCTGTTGATCCAATACCGGTTACAGCTGAACATATTCCAGATGGATATTTTTGAGATAGCAGTACAGCGTTGTTAAGACTATCAAAGAAACCTGTAGTAATATCAGCAGTCCCGGAAATTGTCGCATCGACAGTGCTCAAGCTGTCTCTAACAGTAATATTTTTCGCCGTGAATCCAACCAGAAGCCAACGCCCGGCTCCAGAATAAGCAACAGCATTTGTGTAGTCAGGCTTAATCACATCGGGACTTGACTCGGAAAGGCCGGAATCTGAATCATAGCGGTACATATATGAATCATTGCTTGCCACAGCTATTACGCTGGCAACATCTCCGTCCTGAAGCCTGATTGTCTGGTTGTAACTATCAGGATAATAAACATCAATTGCGTCAAGACATGCAGCCCCGCCAGTCAAACAAGTTGCAGCGTAAATACTCGGATCTTGTGCATATGACGTTTTTGAAACTAACAAAAGCATTATACACATTGCTATTTTCTTCATTTTATTCTCCTGTGACTGGCGTTACCGTAAATTTACCCTGAATTTTTGCAGTCAGGTCTGTGTAGTTGACCCCACCTATTGTTCCCGAAAATGTTACAGTGAAGACTATTACCTTCCTTTCAGCTCGTGTTCCTGTCAGGTCGGTGTAGGTTGGTGTCACATTTGCCACCCATCTGCCTTGATCGTCAGGAGCCGTTATCGCATTGTCCTCAGTCCCAACGACGACATCGTCACTATCAAAAATTGACCATGTAACAGATTCTATGGCGTCAACAGAGAGTGCATCTCCGTCTCTGTCTTTCGGAATCACATATGGGAAACAGTGTGCGTTCTGCCTTACTTTTTGCGCCAGTCTTATCATTCCGTCACCTGGATCTCTGTCATTTTTATTCGTTCTCTCATCAACAGTGCCAAGGATACTCATCTCGGCGCTTACTATTTCCATGTCGATACCCAGCATAATAGGGTACGGCATATAAAAAGTTCTGCTTGATGGCCGGTGTATTACGTTGGCATCTCGCCAAGTGACATTGCTACCCCTATGCGTTACCGGCATTTTACACCCTTGAAATCACAAGCTTTTCAAATCTCTCAAGATGCAACACTGCCTCAGCCACGCTTTGAGTCTCGGTGAGTTTTGATTTCGCCCGATATAAAAGGTATTCGATTATTGCGAGATCATATCTGTCGTTCAAAATACTTCCACTTTCGGAAATAGTGGCTGGAATTTCGCCATGCTTGATTTCAACATACCAGTCCTTCAACCCTGGAGCAGGTGCAGGCGGAAACACATCAAAACTGTATCGCTCATCTTCCTTTGAGTAGGAGTAAAATAATACCGGGACGTCGGCGTCTTGCTCGTACCAATCAGGGAACATATCCTCAATGAATTTTCTCGTAACAGGATACGGTCTCTTGCCAGGAGTATATCCTGTCTGACCCATATTCCGAACGATTGCAACCAGTCCAAGACTGTCTGCCGGCAGAGCTTGGTGTACGCCCTCGACAAGCTTGAGGTTTTCCCTGACAGCATTTGCGCTCAGGTCAAGTTTGACTATTTCTCTCTGGGCTTCGTTTACCCCATTAAGATGAAACTCAACGGTCCACCTGTCGTTTTGGGAATCATTCAACAGATCCTCTGTCCTATCGATTACGTTCTGTGCTGTTATGGCCATGGGTTACCAGTAGCATTTTGAGTGGCGTGGCGTTTCCCTGCGGTTTGAAATGCGCAGATCTGTCTTTTTCCCTATCTCTTCAATAACTGCGTCAGTCAATAATTGCTGATTTGCAAGAGACAGGATCAAAATTACAGCATCTTCAAATTCTGTATCAAATAGTCCTTCCCACGGGAGTTCGTCCGACAAAGAAAAACTGCCCGGATGAGAGTAATACGATCCAAGAAACAAATATTCCTGGTCGTATGTATCGGATTCAGGTTTCGGGGAGAACTGAACTTCAAAAGGGCCTGAAAGCCGGTATGTTTCAGGAGCGTTTCCTTCTGTCTCTTCGCTCCCGTATTTAGTTTCTGTGAGTTCGATCTTGTTCTCGGACTCATCTTCTATTTTTACCGGAGTAACAAACCCCCTGAAATCAGATCCGAAATAGTGGAATTCTTCATCAAACGTTTCATCCTCAAACCTTGCCGTTGCCAGTTCAGACTTCCGCCTGTGCAGCCTGTCGAAAAAAATATCCGCTGTCCTATTAACAGCATCAAGAAAAGAAAACCCACTCGTGTTTTCCATTTTGGAAATCCGAGGAATAATTTTTTCTAACAGTTCGCTTGCTTTCATTCAGGCAGTCCGTACTGGTCAAGCAGCATGATTGCTTTTTCCTTGGCTTTTGCAAGACCCATCCTGTGATCTAATTTCTGTTGGAAATTATTCCAGACATACTCCCGTAAAACCTTCACATCCGTCTGGTGACTGATGAAATCAAGGGCCTCATTATCAACGACCGGCTTATTATGGATAACGGCAACATCCTCGACGCTCTCAGAAGCTCTTTGCCTTACAATTTCAAAAACGCCCCTGAACGCACCGCACATCTTGATTGCTTTATCAGCCGGGACATTTTTGACCTGATCCTTTGTCCAGTATCCGGTATCGAACAATGGGTCAAACTGCTGAGTTCTTTTCCCGATATGTTTAACCTGAACGAAATCCGCCCTCTTCTGCGTCATCCCGGAATGTTCCGCCATTGCGACAACAGCTTCAACAAAAATGTCGTGGGCCTGCTCCACTGCCCCGTCTTTTTCTATGAACAACCTATAAACCGAATCGTCGTTTACAATGTGGGCAACGGCACCTTGCTCGTTTACCATTGTCGCAACGACATTCTCCACCTTGTTGCCGCCAATGATGAGTGCTTTGATTGGTTCTATTCTTTTAAACATTTGCAACTCCTTTATCAAAGCCGCTCCCGGCATGTAATCCGGGAGCGGATTGTTTTTTTTACGGCGCGCCTTTCAACTCAACATCTAAAACGAGATCGAGAACCCCGACCTCATCTAAGGCGGCCCCGGCCAACGTCAGGATAATATGTGCATCCTTAGGCAGGGTTACTGGTGTTACCGCTGTGTTTGCGGCCCGCGTTCTTCCGGCTGTTGCCAGGTCGAGGTTGTTGTTGAAATAGTCGTCATCTTCCGGAACGCCAGAATCATCAACCCCATCCGCATACCTGAATCCAATGTCGCCGGTCGCTGCCGCAGTGAATGCGTTGGATATGATCGCCAGCGAATCGAGGAGTCTGGTTCCTGCCTGCACAAGGCCAAGCACGATGACATCGGCAATCTGAGCCGCTGTCGCGGTATCGCTGTTCAAAATAACACCACTTGAATTCGACTCCAGGTGGAATTCAAGTTTGGTAGCGTTCCCGTATTGAGCGCCGCCAAACATTTTCTGATTGGTAGGACTGATATTGTCCTTTTTGATATCTGCCATGATTTTTACTCCTTTAATGCTCTTTTGAGGTGAATTACACGCCGTTCAACAGCCTGACAGCCGTATCAATGGCCACGACTCCGAAATCTGTTGGTTCTTCCTGGTCTCCATGGTCGAATGTAAACCGAATCTTGGAGATGCCGTCGATTGCCCCCAGCAGAATTTCCAGCTTGTCTCCATGGTCAAGAGACTTTTCGCTCATAAAATACGGGCCATTCATCTTCTTGCCGTCCGTGGTTCGGTAATTACCAAACGCCTGAACTACAGCCTGCCCACCCAACAACAGGGCGCGATCAACGGCATAGTCAGTTCCGAAAGCAGCGGGAACAAGATCGGTTGTCGTTTCGGTCGAAGATGTCGCTGAGGCACACCAGTTAATGGCGTTTCCGGCATAAAACCTGATTGGCTTCGGCATTTTAACAATCAGGATGCCATTCCACAAACCGGCTTCGCCCATAAAAATAGGGTTGTTCTTCGCAGCCGCCGCACGACTCATGGCCGTTGCCTGCAAAGACCGGAAATTGGTTGATTGTACGATTGATGTGTACTGCTCACTGGACACCAACAGTACCCGGATAGGTGCGTCCTGCGCCATTTGGTCGCCCTCGAACACAACAGGCGGAGGCGGGAAATGCGTACCGTCCAGCCATGTCCGCACAGCGTCAATAACGGTGGTATTCATAACATCAGTTGACTGTATACCTACCTCAGCACCATTGGCATTGAACGACTCAATGCTTGATCCGGTTGACAAAAAATGCCTGTTGTTAGACGGAGCGCGAACCGTATTAACCATGATCGTCGCAAAATCAGAATCGGACGCGAGCGGAACAACCCACTCGCCGCCTTCATGAAAACCGCGAGCGCCGGCAAGATGCACCATCAACTTCTGATCATCAAGACGTGCCATATAATTGTACCCCTGATTCCGGGCCAGACTGCGCAGTTGGTGTACTGTCCTCTGCTGGCTCATGGTGTCGCCAGCTGAAATGGGGTAACGCGTCTGGTTGATTTTGCAGGAATCCTGGTCAAACTTCATCGCATACCCACGCCCTTCGGCATAGTTGCTACCCATGATCGGCTTTCCGCCCATGGGGTAAATGAGATCGAACGTCACGTTGTCACCAGCCATCCGCTGAAGATCTTTGACGCGAACGATGGGATACGTCCCTTTTGACTGAAATCTCAAGTCTGACTCAGCCTGTGCCTGCTGTGGCATCTTGCCGGCCAGTCGATTGAGGGTTGTCGGTCTCTGCATGCACGATGCAAAAAGCCCGGCGCTTTGAAGTGTGAGAGCCTGATCGCTCCCGTATGCTACGTTTGTTAAAGCCATTTTCTTTTCTCCTTACAGTACCCGAGAAAGTCTTTCGTCAATCTGGTCGGGTGTTAGATTTGCAAAATTTCGCTCTGCCTCAGAAAAACTCATCTGCAACATTGCTTCTGTTTCGTCATGATGAATAGACGTAGATCCTGGAGCATCTGACAAGCTGACAGGATGTTTCCTGCTGACAGCTGATATTTTTTCTTCAGCCTTTTCCTTGACGTTCAAAGCAGGATTTGTAACCTCAAAAAGCGCAGAAAAAGACGGAAAACTTTCCTTTACCCTTCTGACACCCTCTTCCATGTATTGAATGGGGGTATCAAAGGAAACATCCTCCTGAGCAAGGGCTTTTACAGTCGCATCGAGCATGTTGAATAATCCAGGGTTGACATCTTTCCTGAAAACATCATTTTTTTTGTCAGCCCAGAACTCTTCCAGCGTCCTGTTCCATTCGGCGGCACGTTCTGCTTCTTGTTCACTTTCGCTCCTTGCCACCTTGGAATTCGTTTCCTGCAACTGATTTTTAAGCCCGTTGATTTCCTCTCGGAGTGTTGCTACGACAGACGAAATGCTGCTCTCCAGCAACGGTCGCAGGTCTTCGACAAGCTCGGGATATTCTCCTTCATACTTGTCGAGGACAGAGACAACAGATTCCTTCCTTTCTTCGGCCGGTTTCTCTTCGGCTTGCTGCAATGCTTTCAGCATTTCGCTTTGCTGAGAAATAGTCTGCTGAAGATCAGCAATCTTTGCTTCTGCCGCCTTCGCCTTCTCTGTCTGCTCTTCAAGACGGGAAAACGGGATAATGTCCTTCCCATTCTTCGCCTGAATCCCAGCCGGTTTTTCTTCCGTGGGCTCTTCTTCTGACTCAGGCGCTGGTTCTTGATTTTCTTCTGTTGCGCTGCCGGTATAAATGGCGGCTTGCTCTTCTTCTGTCAGTTTTTCCCATTCTTCTGCATGCTCTGGGTCCAGGTAGTAATCTATATCTTTCATCGTTTCTCCTTTTACCCCTTATCGCCGGGGAGCGTGGTAGGAGTTTTTATCGTTTCTAACACCCCTTATCGCCGGGGAGCGGTTGCCAGAAACGCAAAAAGGCCCACCGGGATTTCTCCCAGGTGGGCCTTTGTTTCCATTTCAACCTTGGAATTTAGGCTATTTATTTAACAGTTTCAACAGTCTACGTTTAATGCTCTCCAGTATTTTCAGCGTTTCAATGACTTCCCGTTGTTCTTCCGGTGTCATTTAGTCGATCCTGTACCCGATAAACGTGTTCGCGGCAGACTTCCTGACCCTCAGGGTGGCGCTGCTGTCATTTGTCGAATCGTTTGCCGAATAAACATTTGTGTTGCCGACCAGCGAAAACCCGGTGTTTGCGGTCAGCGCAATCGTGTCGTTGTTGTTGGTGCTCAAATTCAGAAATGTCAACTCAAACGAATCGTTTATACCAAAATCAGAATGGATTCCTGCATCCATGTCGGTTCCGGCTGGCATGGTATACGCCTCAATTCCGCTCCCGCTGAATGTCCCAGTGATGATCCCACTTAGCATCTCAGATGCCGTCAGGGTTGCCGCAGTTGTTTTTGCGGTCGGGCCTGCCTGTGGTCTGGCAATAACAGAGGAGTCCAGATCCAAAATGGCACCGGAGCCTGGAGTGATTTGCACTGATTCATTTGTTCCGCCGTTAATATCAATCAGGCCACCGGAAATATCAATCTCCCCGTCTGCGACCAAATTCATCCGGCCATCAGCCCCGGAGTTGATATAAATAGCAGTGTCCCTGAGTTGCAGCTGTGTATCAGTCGTAAGTAGCTGGTCGGCGCTGATATCGTTGTCAACCGGAATGACAACAGACCATCCAGCAGACCGGCTGTACTGCAATGAATCGTTTGCCGCCAGGGTTACGGTTACAATTTTGTAGTTGGTGCTGCTATTGACCGCACGAACTGACACCCGCCTGCTTGCAGTGTCGGAGTTGAAAACAGTGATGCTTTCAATGGTCCTTGTTACATAATCAGCTCCAGGGGCAGCTGCCATTGTAACCGCTGTCGTTCCAGTGAGAGATCCGCGATTGCCACCTGGCACAACCTTTTGATCTCCGTATTCGTTTGTAAATACGTTGTCACGCCACGACACGTTGAATACCGGCTCAGTTGTTGCCGCTGTCGCATCATCATAGACAGCGAGACTTGTTCCCCTTGTTAATTCCAAGGCCTGCGCGCTCATCCCAGTGCATATGGAAATAAGCACGGACAACATTACTGCGAGTTTTGTTTTCATTTCTTTCTCCTATTTTTAAGTTTTCTCGCGCTTACCGCTTATTTACCAGCTTCCATGTATAACAGAAAACCGGAATTGTTGACAGCGTTATTTATCACTGAAATTGTCCACGGGAATGACTGATGAACCCATGGATAATAATTTGTGCCGCCTGGACCATCCCCAAATATTGGGCCATTTGTTGCTGTATTGTCCAGGACATCAGCCCCATTGCCCGTTGCAGAAATTATTGTAACGCCTCGACTATCAACAATACTGACATCGCTATCATTTGTCGGGCCTGGCGTTAACGGATCAATGAAAAATGAATAGACCCATCTATCGTGCATCCTTAAAAAGGATGACATCGGAATAGTTGTTGATGCCGTTCCTGGTGTAGTATCAAACCTGCATGTTACCATCTGAACGGTATTGAAAGTCCCCTGGTCAAACGTTCCGCCCACAACACTGCCGCTGTCATTGCATGTCATTCCTGCAAATGACAGCGAATAAATGAATACAAACAGTAACGTAGCTGTGCTTATTTTCATTATTGTCCTCTTTCGTTCAAATTTTGCGCCGCATCAATCAACCTATCTCCAATTATTGCAGAAGCCGGGTTCATTGCAACAATGTTTCCAGCCTCAATCGATGTTTTCAACGCCTGCATCCCTTTGAATACCTCGTCTTTCAATGCCGCCATCTCTTCCAGAACAACTTTCCGCTCAGAGAGATCAACCTGTCTGTTTTTTATTTCCAGGTCGCCTTGCTTGAGCTGTATCTGAGCTTTCAGCAATGCCTCCTCAACGGCCTGGTCTATTACTTCCTGTAATCGTTCAGGAGTCATTTGCTCATCAACTTTTTTAATTGCCTCAATTAGTTGATCCCGGTCTGGCAAATCCATCAGAGCAAACATGAACGGCATGATCGCCGCTTGATATTTAGGCGGCATATGTTTCAGCGCCGCTGTTACAACCTGCAACTGCTGGGCTCTGAATGTTGATGTGCTCGGGACTTCTTCGATCTCAACCTTCAGTTTTGCCCTCTGGACATCGTTATTCAGTTTGCCGTCTACTTCTTCGTTTAAGACGACGACCATTTCATCGCGGACCATATCACCTTTGATCCGGACTTCCTCTCGGTTTTTCCCGATATCCTCCAAAATCATAGACAACAGCATGTCGCCAACTTGCGCCCTGGCGTCTTTAAAATTATCGTTGATGTCAGCCAACGTTTGGATGCTCTGCTGAACCAGTGTGTTGAGTGCAACTCCAGAATCAGGTTGCCCTTCTGAGTTGCCAGAAAAAGCATTGAAAACTCCACCAGTCCGCCGAATCCCCTCTCTTGCATCAACCAAACGCTGATATTGCTGCTGGTTCAGCTGCACGTCACGGCTTACGTCAAATCTTGCTCCTGGCCGTGCCATTTCATTTGCATCCAGCGTGATAATAGCGTCAGGCCTGGAAATTTCGTTTGCCAGCTCATGATCGCTCATATCCTTGACAACGCCGTCTGTCTTCTCTACTCTAACAGCTGACAGTATCCATTGCATTTTTGAGATCCGAGCGTTGACCTCATCTTGGAGATACATCATCCCCCGGATTATCCCATATGGTACGTTTGTCCTGTCTTCTCGTTTACCCCAAAAGGGGACATATTGGAAATATCTGTGCTTATATGGTGACGGCTCATCTGACAATTTATGCGGCCCGGCAAACCATGCCTGCCGAACACGGCCCACAATCGCCTCAACTGGTGTAACGAGTCCATTTGCCACCACTACCACATGATTCGGATTGTTTGGGTCATACTCAATCACCCTGCCATCGGGAGCTTTGAGACAGATTACCCGCTCCCAAACCCGATACCAGACCTCGAACAAACATATTCTCCGGTTCAGTGTGTCCAGCCACTCCATTTCTTCGATCGACCAACCTCTTTCATGCGTGTAGCTCATCGCTAAATCAGTCGATGAGCCGCCCTCAGAAATCTGCCCGAGATCAATCCCGGCCCAGCCATTGCCAACCGTATCCAGCAGATCGGTTTTTCCTGGAAACATCAGCTTCGCTTGCGATACGTTCAGCCATTTCCTCCGAATGAGATACCGTGCGTCTGTCAGGTCTCTTTTTTTTGCCAGCCAGTCCCACCAGATTTCATTGCGGTGGATGCTTTCACAGCGATATGGAAAATTAAACGGATCAGGGTCTCTGCTTACCTCGACCCATCCGAGACCAACCTTAATCTGAGACGCATACGCTTCAGAGCATGCTGCATCTGCATGGCTTCTTTTTTCGGCCTTATTGAGTTTTTCATTGCATGCCAGGGCTATTTCGTCCCCGCCAATTTCTGGAACAACGCGCCAGTCAGATCTACTTTTGACCTCCATGCCCAGAACAGCGTCAATCGTCGGTCCAATCAGCGGCTCTATAGACGATGGAATTCCCAGCAGCTTTTGAGCCGCCAGAATTTCGGAATCCAGCTGGTTGCCGTCGTAGTAATCGGCCTCGCGGTCCGCTTTTGCTCTCCATGCGGGCTGGTTGCTGATCTCGTCAAACCATTTCGTGAACGTTGACAGCTGCAACTCGCTGCCCGTTTCAGATGGGTCCGGATATCCTGACATTTGATAATAGTTCATCTATAATCTTATCGGAGGTTTGGCGATGAAATCAAAGAAATAATCTCATCATACCGCCCGGCAACCGATTTTTCAAGAACTACCCTCGATTTGCTATGCAACACTGGATGATTCAAAATAGTCCCCTCAATCAACAACTGGATCTCCAGTTGATACCACGGCATATCAGCTGGGAACACGCCCCACGGCAGAACAAAAATCATATCGTATGCCTCAACTGCATGCCGTAAGCACTTCGGAACGTACTCAGACATCCACTCGTTAATATCAGGCTCTCTGCCCAGCCAACGTAACGCGCAGGCCATTGCGTCTATGCTGGTTCCGTCCGCAACGTAGGATTCTGTCGCCAACTCCTGGTTGATTTTTTGCTCAAGAATTTCTGTCTGCATCCTTCTGTTCTCGCCCGCCCAGACCCTCACGCCATCTTTTATCCTCGATACTTTCAACCCGCGAGACAACGCCCTGCTCAACTCAGTTTTTCCTGTTCCACCGCTTCCTGCCAGCCCAATTCTCATGATTTCCAGTCCCTTTTATGCCTAAAAGCATACTTTTGAAAAGGTTAATAATTTCATGCAATTAGTCAGCTATGTCCACCGGGTGGACACAATCTTTTTCCTTCCATCTCGTATGTAATTTCGCATACTACGCGACGCGCCAGTTCCGGGGTGGTCTCGGAGAATGTTTTTTCTCTTCCATCACCTTAGCATACCGCAGCATCATCATTGCGTAGCGAGTAGCTGAAATCAGATCCTCCGCCAACTTCACGACCTTCCCATCCTTTCGGTGATATAGCCTGAACTCTCCGAACCAATCTTCCAGATGAGAAAAAACCTTTAACCTTCCGGTCTGCATTCTATCCAACATCATCGACAACCCGGCCTCTACGCTCGTTGCGCTGACCTTGTTGTTTTTGGTCTCGTCTGATTCCTTTGAAAACTTAGCATGGTGCTCTATCATCTCCAACCCTTCAGCTCTATATTGAGCTGCGAGCTGAATTCCTGCACCTTTGTCGTGCTGTAGTCCATCATGCGGCCAGGCCCACGGAAGAGGACCCCACGCTTTCAGGGCGTGGGCATGAAGAACAACTGGTTTTTCCTTCTCCCTATACGCCTGGACCACGTAGACGACATCAGAATCTCTGTCCCAGACGAGTTTCACAGCAGCTGTTGGATGTTCCCACCCGAAATCTATGCCGCCGATCACCGGCCACAAATCAGGACATTGAAATGGAGCGACAATAATCCTGCTTTCCGCTATTGGAAAAATGCGGCCTGAACCCATGACTGGAGTTCCTTTTGCCCGTGCCTCCCGCTCATGATCCGGAAAAGAATCGATTTTCTCCTGGCGCTCCTTTTCCGGAATATGCTCAGCGTCGTGGATGGTCATATTAGTGTCAGACCGCGCCGCAGTTCTGTGCTTTGCGTCCAAAAATCTCAACACAACCGAGGACATGCCCAGCAGGGGCGTAAATGTGAGTGCCACTATGCCTCCAGTTGCGATAGTCCGAGCCAATCCCTCGTCGTAAATATCCTCCGGGGGCTCCTCATCAAACCAAACCAGATCAACAGGAGGCCCCTGCCATTTTTTCCTACCCTGGGCGTAAAATTTGAATCTGAGTAATGAGTGACCACCACTGACATGCTTGACCTTTATATAATCAAACAAATCTGAAATACCGCTCGCTCGGCCAAAATTATTTGTCAGACACCTTTCCGGAACCATTCCTGTTCCCATTTCATCAACCTGGCCCAAAAGAACTCTCTGAGCATTATCACGGACCATCTCGCCAGTTTCCCCGCTTGCCCAACAAACTATGCTTCGCGGGAATTTCTTTCCTTCCCACCATTCCGGGTATTCGCCGGTCAGGTGATAGGATACCTCTGCGCCCATGGCATATGTTTTCCCACACTGATTGCCAGCCCGCAGCAGTCTTTCTCTGTGCGTGGACCCCTCCCTAAAAAAATCAGCTTGTTTTTTGTAGGGTTTAAAATCGGCAATCACCTCGCGAGATAGCTGCGACCGGATCGCATGCAAAAGCTCCCTTAATTCCGCAGGGTCTTGCGCTGCTATCGCTGGGTTATCCATTCCCGCCCTTGATGAGTTTTAGTTCTGAATTATGCAGGTGGGATTCGATCTGTTCAGCCATTAGTTTTAGTTTTTCCCGGCTGATCTCAGTGAAAATGTGCTTCTGCTGGTTGTCTTTTTCGAACATGCCCAGGAATTTCATGGCCTGTTCCCTAGCCTGAAATTTAGGCGGCCATCTCAATTTGGTGATATACTCAATCATGGCTTTCTCGCCCAGCCCTTTTGTCGCCGAGGTCTGCTCTATGCCTGACAAAACGAGGCGTATGTTTTCCGGCAAATCCTTGATTGCCAGAAAATCGCCGTTTTCGTCGTAAAGTTTTGCCGGGTCGAAATAGAGCTCGTTGTGAATCGACCTGATAACATCATCTGATGTGAGCCGATATTTTTGCCGCAACTCTTCCCGTCTTGACTCGATCATTGCCCGCACCTCAACGTGTTTCAGCAGTCTCTGGCCCAGCGAATATGCGGTTTTCGGACTGTACCCTGCTGAGATAGCGGCCTGGGTAGCATTTTCGCCATTAGCGATATAAAAATTTGCAAATGCCTCGTACCTGTGCTCTGGCTTCGTCCCTGGTTTCGTTCTCCTTTTTTTATTTTCACCCATGTGTCAGGCCCCCTGCTTCGACTCTATTTTGATCTCACGCAAAATAAGCTCTCCGATCAAATCTCTCGTTTTTATCGCGGCCCTTTTAATAGCATAGGCCTTCGCCCAATATGGTTTTGCCGCCCTGTGGCACAAAACCTGAGGATCTAACGCCCCAACTGTCGTACATACCTCAAAATATGCTTCTGCCAGAGCGTCCGACTCATTCTTTTCGCACCAGTTCCACACTTTTTCCAACGTAACTCTGTCTGCAGGGGTGTAGCTCACTTTCTCCGTACCTCTCTCGAAATCCGCCGATTCATCCCGGCAATTTTTTGACTGATGCTGCTCGCTGATACTCCGTACTCTCTGCCTATGTCTCCCTGCGTCCTGCAATCGAGATAATGAGCAAAATAGATATACCGTTCCTCATCCGTCAGACATTTTTTGATTGCAATCAGGACCGGATCTCCCCGGAAATTTTGAAACTGCAGAATATCACCGAGATATTTTTGCACCTCTGCATCCCGACTCACACCAGGGCAATCGCCTCAGCCGGATCTGCAAAATAAATTAGGAATAAAACCGCCAGCAGGACGGCCAAAATATAAAATAAAATGAATGTTGTGCCGCTATATTCGTCCATTTTTTGACCTTTTTTAAAATATTATAACATTTTACAGCAAAATACAAATAAAAAAGGCCGATCAACCCATCTCTGAGTTGTCGGCGGTCGGGCAGACTAACAAGCGGGTAAACGCAGACGGCGGGGAGCAGCGTTGCTCGTCGTCAAGCTCCGTGGCCGCCGCTGGTTACCATTGGCGTTAGCAAGCAGAAATTCCGCTATCAGCCTTGCGAAGATTCGGAACAATGACCTCCTCTACAATGCGCAAAATGAAAGAATCCCAAAAGTTCCTATCCGGCTGTTCAGGGAACTCACACCGATCTTTCAGCCCCTTTACTTCGTCAATAATGTCTTCCAGCATTGGGGCCGCATCACGGTATTTCATGTTGCCAGTTTTTATATCTGTCAGCAGTTTCGCTTCTGGGCGTGGGAAAGTTATCGTCCCAGAGACAAAAAGTTCTCGCATTTGGTAAGCGGCTCTAAATGCGTGGCTTATTGCCTTCCAATCAACCCCTTCGTCACAGGCTGCTTGCCTTGCTCTTTCGCCGTAGTTCTTATAAAAATGCGACACAATGTTATACGCATATTGCACCCGACTGGTAAGCTGTATCTTTTTGCCACAGACATCGTATTGGTTTTGTTTCAGCGGGTCGTCAGACTCAATCAGCCTAATATGTTCCCCCGCCGGGAATGTGCCAAGGTCGCAATCTGCCAATTTCGCGGATTCTGGTTGACTTTCAAGCCAACTTAAAACGGCCTTTGCATCATTCAGTCTGCTACCCTTCACCCCGTATTTAGCGGCTTGGCCCATGGCGTACCCGATAAACGAGTGAATATTTTTGCTGTAAAACTTGGCCTTGTGCTTCTGGATTTCGGCCCATAACGGGGTTACAGAAATAAGCATATCGGCGGGGGCGTGTAGCATGTCCATCGCCACGGTTTGCCCTTCACAGGCGAGTTTCACAAACTCATGCAATCCGAAAATTTCCGTGTCCACATCTTGCGCGGTGTTCTTGCTGTGCGCTTGCCCCGTTGAGGTATTCTCAGCGTGCTTTGGTATTCTTCCAAGCGCCACCTGCTCCCATGTTGGCAGGGACACCCCTTTAAAGTCTTTGTCGCTGGCGGGGGTAGATGTGCCGTACAGGTGACTACCGAACACACAACGCATGATTATGTTTTCTTTGCTTGAAACGCAGCAATCTTTTTGCATATATAAAGAAATTCCTCCATTGATTGAGAGTTTTTCATAATATTGATATGCTTATGAACCCACTGGACATTATTTAATGCGTACCCTTTAGTTGAATTGATCCTATCTAAACTTGCACTTGTGGGGTGACCTCTCTTAGTCCCTGGTGTTAAGAAAATGTCCATGCCGGAAATTGCACATTTTCCTTTTTGCGCCAAGAATAAGTCCCACAGATCATCAACAGTAATGCTAAACTCAAGATTTCTTTTTTTAGCCTGGTACCGAATCTGACTAAAGTAAGTCCCCGACAACTCCCCTCTCCCCTTAAATCCGCGCTTGTTTTTTTGCACTGTAGTTTCGCTCTTTAAACAACCGCAGGATTTAGTTATTCCGCGTTTCAATGCTGACCACCGAGCAACGATATCTTTCCCACACTGGCATATACATCTCCAACGATTTTCAGGACGTTCAGGTAGAGGCTCTATTAACGTAAGCCGTCCTATTTTCATGCCAACGTGTTCTTTCGACCAGTTCCAACTCCATTTATCATTATGTTTCATTCTTAAATGAGTACATGAATCTGGTGGAAAAGTCAACAACGGATCACATCAGGTGACTACCGAACAGCATTTTTACAATCAGCATATTTCACCTGTTTCAAAGTATTTTTGAGTCATCTCGTGCGCCAAGGCGTAAAGAAAGGTGTCCCCTTCTTGCAGCACTTCGAGTAATCGCCTTTTTTCGTGCATGTACTTACGTGCAAAGTTCTTATCAAAAGCCCAAATGCTCTTGGTGTTGTCAATCAAGTCAGCTAACTTAACCGTTTTCGCTTCCGGGCTGGCTTTGGCCGTGTGCTCAAAATCAAGCTCTTTCCTTTTGGCCCTGTTACCATCAGTTGGCCTGGAAACGTCCGTAAGGTCGTCAACCATTTGGGCTATCCTAACCCCGAATATGCCACGGATGGTTTTCAGCTCTATCGGACTATCCTCAACGACATCATGCAGGATGGCAGCAATAACCATGTCATCATCTTCCGTCACTGAGGCAACCAGTCCAGCCACGGCGAATGAGTGGACAATGTACGGCTCGTTGGTGTACTTCCGCCGCTGGTCTTTGTGCGCTCTCTTAGCCACATCAATTGCGGCCAGGTATAAAAATTCCATGGATATTCCCTCCGTGGTTTTGCTTGCTAACAAGCGCATCAACGCAGACGGCGGGGACGCGCGGTGATTTTAACGGGGTTCACAGACCGCCGCTGATTATGCTGAATGTTACCCTGCCGGGCGAATCTTGTAGTAGGCTCGACAGGCTGCAATTATCAGCTTTGCCCGGCTTCCTTCCATCGCGTCCAGCTTTTCGACCAGATCGCGGGGCAAGCGAAGGGAAATATCTTTCGGCTTTTCGTCGGGTTTTAGGGCCGGTCTCCCGGCCCCTGGTCTATTGCCGCCTTTCTTACTCTTCATCGTCAAAACTCATTGTTGATACAACTTCACAAAGAGCGTCATGAGCGGCATTGTCCGCCGCCGCATTCACCCCGTATTTTTCGTCAACGTACAGAGAAAGGGCGTTGCCTTTTGTATACCCTTTGTATACAAAGTTTGTTTTAGCAGCAGCTTCTTCGTACATTTCTTTGTAAGTTTTCATGTTTTGCTCCCTGTTTTGTGAGAGTGCTTTATTGCCCTCCCTTTGATTTAATAATACCACAATATCAGAGGGAGTCAATAGAAAAAATGATATTAATTAATTATTTTTTGTTGCCCTGGTTTTGTGGCTAGCCAGGGTAACAACCGGCTACACGCGGAAGCCGCAAACTGCGCGGCACCAGTGAGCCGGAGCGTTATGTGTCTCGATCCAGTAGGTACCGGATCGCCCCTTTATATTTGGCCAGCAGGAAGAAAATCACTACCACTGGCCCCGGCACTGCTCTTGTGCCCTGCCGCCATTTCTCCACCGTCCGCACGGAAACACGGAGGACTGTGGCGGCGTCGAAGTTGGTCAGGCCAAGCGCGGCTTGCTTGGCCTTGAACTCGTCCGGTGTCATTTTACCACCTGGTGCCACTCCCACGTGGCTTTACTGGCGGGAACTCCGGCCCGTATTCGGAGTTCCCGGTATGCTTCCCGGTGAAATACCGGGAAAATTTGACCGAGGTCACCAAAAGACCTCACCGGGGTGTTTCCCCGGTACTGGTCCACCATCCCATCATGGGATGTGACCAGCTCCCCCCTCGTGAAGAGGGAGGAAATTCTTCTCGCGGCCATGCTGGACGCTACGTCAAAAAATCTTTTATCTGTACTCATGTCGTTCTCCTTTCGCCGGATAAAACCGGCTGTTTGTGGGCGGCGTGATTGCCGCTCTTTCATTCTTTATACCGCACAATGTACGGTTGTGTCAAGCAAATAAAATGGGGTTGAAAAATAATTTATCGGCACCCGCCACATAACCTCGCATGCACGCGGAACCGCAAAAGCAGCGGTCCGGTGATGCTGGTCGTTATGTGTCACCCCGCAGCCATGAAATTGCACTGCGGTAATGCTCAAGCAGGGAAAAAACCACGACCACCGGCCCTGGTATCTCGCCCCGCACTCCCTGCCGCCATTTCTCCACAGTCCTGATCGACACGCGGAGAATGGCGGCTGTCTGTTCATTCGTGAGGCCCAGCCGTGATTGCTGGGCCTGAAACTCCTTGTTGGTCATGTAATCCCCTCTAGTCGGGTCAGGCGCTGCTATAAAAATAACTTTTAAAACCTTCGTTCTGTTGCCAGGCCAGGTATCGCCCCGAATCTTATTCAGTGGCCGAAGTCGTGACTCTTTACAGAGCTACGACTTCGAGACGTGCGCAACAAGCCGGTGATCCACTACTCACCAGTTTGGTTGCGCTGTGGGGAGGGAGCGTTAGCTCCTGGTCCCCCGCCTCCCAGCCCTGGTATGTGGTAAATACCATCGGCTGGGAGGTCGGGTTTTCAATCCCACCGTCTCTGGTTTGACCGTCAAATCGATCACCGATTTTCATGTCATTTCTCCAGATACTCATTCCTTGGTTCGGCCAAGTCCGACGGCGGTTAACTGCCGCCTTTGTTAAATACACCTTACCGTACATTGTTCGGAATTGCAAGCAAAATAAAAGGGGTTGGAAAATAATTTTACCGGCAACCGCCGCATAACAAGCGGGTAGAGCAGAACCGGGGAACCGCCTGTTTTTTTATTGTAGTTTGAGTGGCCCGGTCAGCTCACCCTGGTCGTAGTCTGCTCGCTTCATATCAATCCAGGTTGACTTTCGGGCTTATGCCGTGCTCTTTATGAGCAAACTTGACTCTTGGCGGCTCAGATCAGATATCCCCGATTGCCCGGCTCTGGGTCAAACCAAAACCCGACATCCACCGTCCGGTTGTTTTGTCAACAATCCCAGGGCAGTACGCGCCGCCCCAGCCACGCCGGGGGATAGCACTTGGGAACTCAGACAAAATCCTTTCTACAGCGGGACCCTCCATGTAAACTGCGTGATCGGTACATTGCACATTACCGACATAGCTCATCTGCTTCGGTTGCATCCATGCCTGCACAGCGCAGACATCCCATTCTTGTTCCCAGCGGACTACAAAATCCGCTGAGCGCAAACGCATAGCACTGTCTATCATTTCTCCCATTGCCGTTTCCTCCTTTTTTTCTTAAATCAGATCGTCAATCCTGATCTGACCGTCTGCTGCCAGTTCCCCGGCAATGCGGTAGAGCACAGCCGGGTTCTTTCTCAGCAGGTCTTCGATCCGCCCCCTGAGTTTTGCGATCTCTTCCCGGTCCAGGTCTCCGCCGATCAAGAGCTGCCGGGCCAGCTCAGGGGTTAATTTCGTGGTCGGGATCACTCCCAGTTCCCAGCGGCTTTCAGTGCCGCTTCTCTTTCCGCCAGGGCAGAAGTAAGTTTTCCTACTTCTTCCCTTGCCCATTCTGCTGCTTCGTACTTAGCTTCCTTCCAGGTTTTTCCAGTAAAGCTTATCCACTTTCCCCTGTAATTTCTGTTCCCAATGTCCCTTCCCCAGCTTCCCGTGAGCTGTTCCCTCGCGAGAATGAGGCGGGAACCAAAATGCAGCTCCTCGGCCAGATACCCCTTTTTTGAGGGAAGGCAGATTGTGGCCTTAACCACAACCAAATTTCCGTCACATGGGTCTTCTTGTCCGATCCCTTCCAAAATTATCGTTGCTACTCCCAATTGGTACGTTGTTTTCATAATCGTAATCTCCTTTTAAATTAATTAGTATAAACTTAACTCTCAACTCTCATAAATTGACTAATCAATCAAGTCAGCCTGCCAACAGACTTAATCCGTTTGGCAGGCTTGGTCATTGGCTTTGATTTGCGGCGGGATTATCCCGCTTTGTTTACAAGCATTTTTGCCAGCTCTGTCTTTGTTACCCGCTCCCCGCCGACAAAAAACAGCGCCATCGCGTGGGGGGCTTTAAGACACCCTCCCCGATGCCCGCACGAAACCAGCTCACAGGTTACGGGGCCAATCGGGGTTGAAACAGTCGCAGTACCGCGAGGCACCGCAACCCCTCGGAGATTAATCCGAGGTACCCGCTGTCTGGTTGTGCCGATAATTTCGTTTACTGTTTTATGATTTGCCATTTTTTCCCCCTCCGTTAATTTTGAGTATGACTCATCTTACACCCGACTAGATATGATGTCAACAGTTTTTTTCACACGCTGTGTTTTTTTTAGAAAGGGACTTCGTCGCCCATTGTGGGTTCGGGCACGGGAGGTTCATCGCTTTTTTGCGCCTCTCCCGCAGACTCAACGATAAAAAAAACTTTCGCATTGCCGATTATCGGCATCTTTTTTTTGGCAGCCCGGTCATCTTTGCTTGCAGATTGAGATACAGTGCCATTGTCCCCATACTCACCTTTTTTTTCGGTATCGACAAAAACCGTGAGGTTTAAATACGACCCTTTTTTCCCTTTAAAAATCCTGGACTTATCGATTTTATCAACGTTTATGTTGATTTCCATGCCTATTCTCATTTCCACCTCCTTTATTTTTCAGTCCTCTTGACATGCTCATCCAGCCAATCACCCTCTGGTGGCAGTTGGACCTCAACATCAATTTTGCGCCGGACCTTGAGCTTGTGCGCCAATTGATACGCTGCCGCCTGCCCGGTAAAACTGTTGTCCCGGTCCCCAAAAATATACACTTTCCGCAACGGTATCCCTTCCGGGGGCTCCCAGCCGATCATCCATGACGCTGACACAGCCGCCCAGGTTGGTATACCGTGCATCTCATAACACGCCAGGGCTGTCTCAATCCCCTCAGCGATCCCAACGCACTCATGTTCCGGGGGGAACAGTCTGATTGCCCGACCAGTTGGGTCAGTTTTGTCAAAATTCATCGTCAAGATTTTTGGTTTTTCGATCCCGGCTTTTTGGCCATCCGGCGTCAAAAATGTCTGGTGTAGATTTGTCACCTGCCCGGATTTATTTGTCACGCATGCGACCATTGCCGGCAAATGAGTTTTTGAATGGACGTTCCACATTTTTTCGTGATACCAGAGCGTTTCCGGACACGCCCTCAGGCCTCTATTGCGTAGGTATTGGCCCGCCGCATTTTGATGTGACGCCCTAACCGCGCCCACAAATATTTTCCGGGCCTGTTCCGCCGAAAATGTTTTTTTCTCCTCCCGCTCGGTGGGCTCGACTATCCCGACTATCGGGATGATCATTTCGACGGCAGTCACAAAATCGACGTTTAAGGCCTCCATAATCAATTTTAAGCCGTCTCCAGCCCCACAGGTACAGATCCATTCCCCAGCCCCTGTTTTATCGTCACAGCGAAATTTAGAGGCCTTCTGACATATCGGGCATATTGTATGTCTGCCGTCGCCAACTTCGATCCCGAGATGCGCGAAAATTCCACGCCAGCGGCCCCGAGCCTCGTCCTTGATTTTTTCAAATTCGATTCTCGGCATGACGCTCCTTACTTTTCAGGTATTTTATCGTCAAATGTTTCATCCACGAGTAAAACGCATGATCAGGTTGGATACATGGCGGGCTGATACCGTTTTTCGGAGCCACCCCGAACCGCTCTTTGTATTTGTGATAACACCATCCGTCTTTATACCCCTTCAATTTCGCATAATGACGCAACATCCCGTAAAATTTGAGCTTTTCTTCCATTGTGGCCTTTTTTTTGCCGCCAATTTCGGACAGATCCGCGTCAATTACCTCAACTTTTTTCCCAAAACTTTTTGCTTCATTGCCGCAGTCAGGGCATTTCGCGGACCCGGAGAAAATCAGGGAGCAGGCCGAACAAATGAGGTCTTTTTTCTCCGCCGGTTTCCTTTTTTTTGCTTTTCTCCATGCCTTCTTTTTCCCGTCCAAACTCCATTCCACAGGGTCAGTCAGTAACCCGTTTTCCTCGATGCAACCGCCATGATCCAATAACATCAGGTCCTTTCCTGGTGCTGGTCTCAAACCTCGTCCGCCACATTGGCGCCAGAGCCCCAGGCTTTTTGTCGGCCTTGCCATCACAACACAGGATATGTCAGGCACATCCATGCCCTCCTGATACAAAGCGCAGTTGCAAATCACCTGGATATTTCCACGCTCCATCTCTCTGAATGCGTAGTCCCGTTGCTCGTCGGTACTTTTGGCGGACAGATGATATGCCGATATGCCGTGTCTGTTAAATTCAGCGGCAAGGGCTTTTGAATGGGCGACAGACACGGCAAACACTATAGTTTTCCTATCTGCTGCCAGCCGCAACCAGTTTTGCACCACATCGCCAACAAGCTTGGCCTGGTTCATCCGTTTATCCAACTCTTTAACGTCGTAATCACCCCTGACTATTTTAATCTGATCAAGATTGGGAACACTTGGGGCAAAATAACGGCATGGGGCGAGATATCCGTTGTCAGTCAGCGATTGTGTGTCAACGACATCAACCAATGAGTCAAACACTTCACCCAGACCCCGACCGTCTGCTCTCGTCGGAGTTGCTGTGCATCCGACAATAACGGCTTCTGGATAATGGCTGAAAATGTCCACGTATCCCTGAGACACGCCCCTATGGACTTCATCGACTAAAATCAGGTCGGCTGGGAAATTAAACGCCGTTTCGCCGTCTTCCAACTTGATCCGCCGCCCGTAGGTTTGGTAGGTCGCCAACTGGACAGGCTCATTCAGTGCAGTTTCATAGCCTGACATGATTATGCCTGTCTCTGTCACGCCATGATAGGCAAACGCCTGCCGGGTCTGATCAACCAAATTTCTCCTGTGAACCAGGAACAGAACACGCTTGCCTTTCGCCAGGGCCAGCTTGGTTATTTCGGCAAAAGTCGCGCTCTTGCCCGAGCCCGTAGGCATTACCATCACAACACGCCGAGATCCAGCAGCCAAAGAAGAACGTATTTCGGCAACGGCCCTTTTCTGGTAGTCCCTCAAATTGAATCCAGGGCCAGATGATAAAATTGTATGCTCGATCCGAAATTGTTTCACTTGGCCCTCTTAAAATTTTCTTCCTTGGCTAGCCTGTCTTTAGGTCTTTATATAAGGTCTTTATATATACGGTTCAAAAAATGAACTATCCAATCGCACAAAAAATGAACTATCGAAGGTTCAAAAAATGAACCTTCGATAGTTCAAAAAATGAACTATCGAAGGTTCAAAAAATGAACTATCGACACGGCAATATTCCATACCTGTTTGAATGCCTAAAACCGTTTGATTTTCTGAATACCACAATTTCCCCTGCGGAAGTCAGCTCTTTAAGTGATTTAGATACAGTGGCCTTACTCGTAATTCCACACGCAGCCATGATATGCTCGTAATTTGGCCAGCACTCACCGTCTTTGTTTGCCATTTGTACTAAATAAATATAGACCAATTTAGTTGTTGGTCCTAACGTGTGGTTATCAAAGATAGATTTTAATTTCTTATCCATTGTTTGATTCAACAGAAAAAAGAACAATCCTCCGTAATTCTGCCATGCAGATTGTGGGCCAGAGAGAAAAACCCATAACCGAAACGCCGCGAGCGCAACTCAGAATTACGGAGGATTGAATCTGTATAGATAAAGGCATTTTGCTCTCTCTTTTTTGCACCGCCGACTTGCACAGGGTCGGCAGCCACGCACCAATGATTACATAATATTAAAAACTCGTTTGGCAAAAAAGTCAAGGCAAAAAAACTGAACGAAATTTTGCGTGAAATATATTTTTTTGCATACCCAGTGTTTTTTTTGTTGACACGCTGTATTTTATGTCGTACAAATGGAGGCAAGATATTTTAAAGTGACTTTTAAGGGGCAATTAAACGGCCTTTGGATGCCAATGGCGATAGTGGTGTTTAGAGCATAACGCTTTAAATAACCTGCGGGCCGAGAACTACCCGCAAAAAACGGACGGATCAACCCCGTCAGGTTAATTTTATTGTTAGGAGGTTTTTATGAAACTTAGTTGTAACTGTTGCGACGGAATATATAACTCGTTTGATGTCCATTTTACGAGTGCGTGCGACAACAAATGCGCCCACTGCATTGACCGTCGCTTCGATGGGCTGGGCCTCACAAAGCCCGATGTTGCGGCGATAGTAGAAACGGTTGTAAGCAACGCCAAGGGGCTAGACGACGTGCTGTTTTTGGGCGGCGAACCGTGCCTATACCTTGACGAACTATTAGCCTGTGTGAGGCAGATAAAAGCCAAGACGGAGCTGAAGGTTTTTGTGACGACCTCAGTGCCGGAGATATGCCACGATCGGAAAGACACCTTCTACGCTCTGATTGAACACCTTGACGGGATAAATCTTGTTGAGAGATACACAAGGTTGTTGCGCAAGATGGACAAATTTATTCAGGCCATGGCCGGGCATTGTGGAGGCGGAACGGGGCATTGCTCCTCCTAACGCTTCGGTTAACCAGTGGCGGGCCACCGAAGAAAATTTAAAACTCAACAGCAGATCCCGCCATCTGCGTTGAACCGATTGTTATGGAGATTCTATGCACTACCATTGCGAAGTAATTATGCCGCCATCAAGCAACATCCAGGCAACATTGGAAGCTATTCTTGATCCTTTTGATGAAAACAAACGCGACGATGAAGACGCTTCCGGCCATGCCTTCTGGGACTGGTTTGTTGTTGGAGGGCGATGGGCCGGTAGCAAGGAGTCTTGCAGATATGACCCCAGCAAATTAGAACAATTTTACAAAGACCTGAAAGCGGCAGAGGTTAAGGTCTCCGGGCTGCGATGTGGCAAACAAGAGCTTTCACCAGCCAGCCAGATCCCCATGGTTGACAAAATGTGGAACGACCTGTTCCCAACTGAAAACGGTGAGATCACCCCATGCCCGATCTTTGCCCACTCTCAGAATCAGTATGACGGGAATGACCTGCTGGCCTGTGACATTTGCAGGGTTGATGAGATCCCTGAGACCCTTAAATGTCACAGGGTGATTATCGCTGCCCCATCTCATGACGGGGCTACCACTGAGGCCAAGTTTATGCTATGCGATGGACAGTGGAACGGAGTTAACCACATGCCGATAAATTGGGATGGGTTAGCCAAGACAGCAGTTAATCAATTTATTGAGAAAGCCGCGACGTATCGCGAGGATTACGCCGCGCAAATAACCCCGAAACCAGATTGGCTGTGCGTTACCGTGGACTACCATTCGTGATCCATAACAAAAAGCTCACCCGCTTGTCGGGTGCAGCGATAGTTAGGAGCGGACAAAATTCTTACTGGAGGAACGATAATGCTGGAGTATACGCGAGAACGAGAAGCGGAAAAAGAAGTTGAAAGAATTAATTTTGAAGGGGAAGACATAGGAAAAATATGGCCCATGGGATGGGGCTATCCGAAACAAGACGGTTATCAGTGCCGCATTCTTTCCCAAGGAAAAGAATATCTCCCGTATGTTGGGGGTGTGGGGAGAACGAAGAATGAGGCAATAGCTGTGGCCCGTGGAAAGGCGATGCAGGACATTGAAGCTCTGCAAAAAATTGTAGAACTCCTGGATAGGGTGCTGCAATGAAGGACATAATCGCAGGATTAATCATCGGCGCCACGATCATCTGTGCTGTTGGCCTTTGGCTCCAGAGGTTTTCCGGATGACCGAAGAAGATTTCGTTTTTGACCAAGACTATCGGATAATGCTGCAGCAAGAGGTCGAGGCCTACAACCGGTATCAGCGGAAACTGATTAGGCACCCGGACCCAAGCGACCCGGAATGGCCTGGGAACGACGGAGAAACAAGATGATTGTCAACGTAGAACCATCATGGGAAAACTCTGATGAGCATAAAGCCCTTGCACTTGCCGGGTTAAAATGCAAATTGATCTATGATCCAGACCCAGAGGCTATTCTTATCGGATCAGTAAAATATTGCCGGAAACTTCACCCATGGCCGGCATGCGATCCTTACCCCGATTGGATACGGCCAATGGGAAGAAGAATTTACCGGGACTTTGCCCCCCCTGGACCACTGTTTTACAAACCAGCAGACATCCCAAAGAGATTTGCAAGCGAAATCCTTTCTGAACCTGCTCCCTGGCCATGGGTCGCCTCTGAAATACTGGATTTTGTAGCAGAATGGCGGGCGTATGTTGTCGATGGTCAAATTCTGGGTATTTTTTGCTACTCGGATTTTGAGCGGGATTATTCACCCGCCTTCCCATGGACTATACCTGAAACAATTACGGCGGCCATTGATTTTGGTCTGAACGTTGATGGCCGATTCCTGCTTGTAGAGGTCAACGATCCGTATGCCATTGGTTGGTACGGGAAGTTGTCACAATATCAAATTTATGCCGATTTTATTGTTGCCGGGTGGCAGTCGATGCTTCGTCGGCAATGCGTGGGGGGATGAAATGCCAACTTTTGAAATACAGCCGGATAGAATTGACGTAGAATTTGACGTGTATTGTGATCGTTGCGGAACTGGTCTCTGCAACCTCAGCACGACAAAGGAAAAACGAGGGAGATTGTCTGTTCATGTTGACCCGTGCCCAATCTGCTTAAAAGAAGCAGAAGATAATGCCAAAGAAGAGTAAAATTTCTATTGCATTTTTAATTTATGGTGGTAAAAAGGAGGGAAGCAGTAATGCTAAGTCAGCGTGGCAGCAGACGACAACTCAAAACACACTTTGCCCAAGTAGGGCACCGTTCCCTCCTTTCAGCTGCCACGCGAAAAGACTTGCGGTGTTCTGCTTGGGCATTTTTCATTCAGAGCTTCTTGCCCGGTGAAACGGATCGCCAGAAAGACAGCCTGTGCAGCAAATTTCCGCGAAGATCAGTTGTGGCGAGTCTCTCCCCGCTCGCCCAAAAGGGATACACAGGGAAGCCGGATTCGCAAGGACCGGCATCGGTGCTAAATACTCGTGGAGAGGGGAGCTTTGCAACTATGAAAATCAAAGACAAAGAGTTAAAAAAGCTGGTCGATGTCTGTGACAAAGACTGCCCGAACCGGCCTTGCTACTGGCCGAGACAAGATCCCGGCGTATTTACCCAGGGGCAAGGATACAGATTCCGGTCAAAAAATTGGATTTGTGGCACCCGTGATATCAAGGGGTGTCCAGACAACAACTAATGCAAAGGAGAAGCAACATGAGTTGTTCAAAAGAATTGCTGCCCGACTGCGAATTGATATTAAAGGCTAAACCATAGGAGGTACATTATGTTTTGGATTGGATTTTGCGTTGGGGTGTCCGCTTCTTTCCTGGTTTGCATGGTCGGAATTTCTGCAATGGGGTGGAGGGTTGCAAAAGACAGAAAAATTGCCCCTGAGCTTGTCGCATATTGGGAAAAGGCACACATGAATCAAGATGCTCAGAATCAAAGACTGAGCAAAATCCTGGAAAAACTGGTTGAAAATGATAACACAAAAAGAAATAAAAGACCTGTTTGATTATTCTGGTGGCCGGTTGGTTTACAGAAACCATTCCAGAAACAACTCCATAACGGAAGGTAAAGCCGCAGGCGGTGTCTCGAACAAATATGGGCATATTCGGGTCCATATAAACTACAAATCGTATTTGTTGTCAAAATTAATCTGGCTGTGGCATTACGGTACAATGCCAGACAAAATATATTTTATCGACGGCGTTGATTACCACGTCGAAAATTTGACGATTGAAAGGAAGAAACGCCAAGTAATACCAAAGAAAAAAAGCTGCATACCAAAAGAACAGCCAATAAAAAAGGCGCTCACCCTGATTAACCGGGGGAATATTTGCAAAAGAAAAAACCCCTTTAAAATCTGCAAAAAATACGAGCCTCAATATATGGTGACATTGGTCCCGTGCTGTAAAGAAGGAGAGGGTTTTGAGTAGAGGAGGATGAGAGAACGTGGAGAAAAAAGAATTGCTGAAATTTTGTCACCCGAGGCTGAATCAGTTTTCCCTGTTTTATTTTTCGGTTCAGCCGCATATCCGGTAAATGCTTTTGTCCTGGAAACAATAAAAGACCTGCCAGGAATAGAGATTTTCAGCAACCCAACCGGGCAGATATACAATTTCCGGTTTGATGGTGGGGCCGGGGTTTTCATTGGAATTAACAACTTTTAATTAAAAGGGGGGGAAAATGAACGAACTGCAAACGACTCAAGGGATCTCGCCATTGGTACAGGCGGCAATTACCGGCAATATTGATACGCAGAAGTTGGCAGAGTTGCTAGCTATACAAAAAGAATACGAAGCTAACGAGGCGAGAAAAGCTTTTCATCTTGCGCTGGCCGAATTTAAGCGGCATCCGCTTACTATCTACAAAGAAAAAACAGTCAAATACGCCACGCAGAAAGGCGCGACACAATACAACCACGCGACTCTGGGCGCAGCCTTGGGAGAAATTAACCCTGTTTTGGGTAGTTGTGACCTGTCTCTTACATGGGACACAAAGCAGGGCGACAACGGAGATATCACTGTGACGGCGATTCTCAGCCACTCCATGGGACACAGCATCACCACATCGCTGGCTGCCTCCCCTGATGATTCAGGGGGAAAAAACAAAATCCAGGCTGTTGGAAGTTCAGTAGAGTACCTGAAACGATATACAGGATTTGCTCTGTTGGGTATTTCATCGAAGGACATGGATGACGATGGCCACGGAGCGGGAGAGCAGTACATCACGGAAGAGCAGGTTTTTGAACTTGAAGAGTTGGTTGCCGCCAACAACCTCAACAAAGACGAGAAGTGGCTCGGTAAATTCCTCGGAGAATACCTGAAAGTGGATTCGTTTGAGAATTTGCCGGCCACACAATATAAAAAAGCCCGGACAGCGATTGAAGGCATTATCTCCCGTATGAAAAAAGGAGGTGCGAATGGAGCGGATCATCTATGACCAAATTGAGCAGGGAAAGCCTGAATGGCATACTATCCGCGCCGGCTGTGTCACCGCCTCAATGTTTGATACCGTCATGGCCAAAGGGAGGGGCGGCGGAGAATCGAAGACTCGCCGGACTTATATGCTCACCCTTGTCGGGCAGCGACTCACTGGAGAAGTGATTGATGGACACACCAACGCACATATGGAGCGCGGGAAGGAAATGGAGGATTCAGCGCGGCAACTCTACTCTTTGACCTGCGGCGCTGAAGTGCAGCAAGTAGGGTTCATCAAGTTAGGGGATGATATCGGCGCATCTCCTGACGGTCTCATCGGGAGCGATGGGGATCTGGAGATAAAAACAAAACTGCCGCATCTGCACCTTGATTGTCTTTTGCGCGACGAAGTTCCAGCCGAGCACATCAAACAGATCCAGGGCCAGCTGTGGGTTGCCGACCGCGAATGGTGCGATTTTGTTTCGTATTGGCCCGGCCTGCCAATCTTTATTAAGCGTGTTCCCAGGGACGGGAAAGTGATTGCAGAGATTCGGCAGGCAGTAGACGTTTTTATTTCGGAAATGTACGACACAATGGAAATGATCAAAAAGATAGGAGCATAACATGGAAGTATGCTGGAATAAAACCTGCCCCCACAGCGACACATCCGAGAGCGGGTGTAAAAAGCATAGCTGCCATTGTGTTGACCTGTGCGGAGCATTTTTGAGCTTCAAAAATACTGAAATAATTAATAAATACAGGGAGGCCCTGGAGAAAATAGTTGCGCTCCAGCCGGGTTGCTCTGACGGATCGTATTATTATGAGCATTTTTCCGAGGACGGCGATCCTGTCGGAACTGAGTGGTTTGATCCAGGTGACGTGATCGCCAGGATTGTTGAAGTGGCAAATGAGGCGTTGAGAGACAAACTTGTGGAGGGTTGACCCGTGAATTGGCCATTGTTTCAGCAAGAGATAGGGCCATCCAAAGTTTCAACGAATTTCGGGAGGTTTTGGAACTCCTGGACAGGGTGTTGAAATGATAAAAGAGGTTTTTTCTGGTCTATTTCTGGCAGCAATGTTTTACGCAGCTGTCATCATGTGGCTTCAGGCACTGGCTGGCTAAGGAGAATCATGAAAATAGAATTACAGGGTGTTCTCATTGACGTGGATTACATAGGCAGGAGAGAAAAAATTCCGGCATCTGTAAATGCAGACGACGGAATCAGGTTGGAAATAATTGACGTCAGGTCTGATAACGACATTCTTCCATTGTTGTCAGATTCTCAAGTCAAAGAAATTGCCGAAACTATTTTCGTCGCTATCAGGAATATCAAATGAGTGACGTTGCAAATAAATTTGAACGTGTTTGCGACCAAAATGCAAAACACGTCATTGAAACGAAGAACGCATTTGCTGACGGGTGGGTGCAAAGATTTGACAAAGAGCATGGTCAAATCCTTTGGGTATGCCCGGAGTGTGTAGAAAAGGAGACCGATGGACGCTATTAAGAGGCTGCGACAATATGTAAGCAAGGCCAGTTTTGCGAGTGCAATCGATAGAGATGCGGCGCAAGAGTGTATCGACGAAATTGCTGAAACCAATAATTTAAAGAAGAACTTACGCCGGGTGATGGTCACGGAGTGGGTTGGAGTATACCCAAAAAAAGTAGAGTTAAAAGAAACAAGGGAGGCAGATTTCCACGGATGGGGTAACGACTACGAAGAACTCGAATCTGGAACGGGTAATTACACCGTTGCAGTTGTGGAGTTCGATGATGGAACAATAGAAATGGTTCGAGCAGATCGAGTCAGATTCTTAGACCGCATAAATCAAACAATCGTGTCGTGAATTGATATGGATCATCCATGTAAAAAATGCGTTTGGCTGGGATCTCAAAAAGGAAAACCCGGCTGCATATTGAAAAAAGCAGCAGTTATTGTCTCAACGTCATTGCGGTTGGCTGGCCTTCTGTAGTCAAGGACGATAACGGAAAAGTGTGAAAAATATTCTCGGAAATAGTGGACGCTATTTCTCAAAATAACGACTAGGGTAACTCGACCGCGCCACTGAATTACCAGATTCAAAATCGGAATCTTCACGCGGTCGAGTTGACCCGCTTGTTATCTTCCAGGACTAGGCCATGACGACAAAAGAAAAAATTGTAAGGCAAGCAATAGCCCAGGTAGAGAAGAAAGTGGCGGCAATAAAGGCCTTGCTCTCTGCGAATCCTCTTGTCCGGATATGTGAAATCAGAATTGAGGCCCAGCAAATATTGCAGCAGCATGGAGACGACCACGCGACAATCGTCAAGCTACTCAAACCACTTGGCGAGGAAGAAAAGCGGATGTTCGCCCTTGCCGAAAAGCAGAAAAACACAATGGCCCTGATCGATAAACAGGTCGCGCTTGAGCACGAATTATACGAGCTTGGGCATGAGTTGTACTTTATCAATCGGGGAAGATAACGGCTTTAATAAGCAGAGGCGCAAACGAGCTTGCCCGAAGGCCACCGGGACTTCTCGCCTTCTGCTTAATTAATTTGTTGGCCCTTTAATGGTGTTGATTATGTCCGACAATCTACCCCCTGGAGTTAGTAGCGACATGATCCCCGGAAATTCCACAGAGGATCACCACTTCGAGTTGGTTATTGATTGGTTGTATTTGACGGGGTTGTCTGCGGGTGAAATTAAAACGGCTGTCGTGGAATATGGGCAGAACCATAATGTTCCTATATCCACTGAGCCACCTATTTGATTCTGGCCAACGTTTTAATTAAGCCGCCAGCCGAAAGACCACGGCTGGGCAACGGCGCTTCAACCTGGTCGGCTTGGATGACTGGTTATGCCCTTAAAGTATGCAGTTGAACAACGCCTCCGCTTTATTGATTTCTTACTGCATCAATATGGGAGTATCAACCGAAGTGCAGTGGTTGATTATTTCGGGCTGTCTGTCCCCCAAGCCACGAAAGACCTGAAGGATTACATGAAAATAGCGCCCGACAATATCCGTTACTCCAACTCTGAAAAGGTTTATTTGGCTAACCCGGAGTTCAAGCGGGTATGGGCATAACGATTGAAGTAAGCGGCAGGCCAAAGGAGAGTCTGTTTTGATGGCAGCTTTGAGAATGGGCAACGACAACAAAAATGATGGCATGATGGTCATGATGATAATGGCCGCAGCCGTTGAATTGGTTGAGTAATATAACAAAAAGCTCACCCGCTTGTCGGGTGTAGCGGTTGTTAAATAATGGCAAACAACCCAACCGCCGAGCAAAAACGGTGGCACAAAAAAATTAGGGAACATGGCTGTATGGTGTGCCGGAAAATACTGGCAGACATGGGCCAAGATCCAGATGACGTGCCGGGATGCAATCTGCATCATGTTTTACGGCATGGGAACAGGGACCACAAAAAGGCATTCGGTTTATGTCTGGAGCATCATCAGACAGGCCAGGTGTCGATCCACGGAAACCCTGCCGAATTTAAGCGTATTTTTGGGACAGAAGAAGAGCTGATGATACTGTGTTATCAGCAAATAGGAAAAAGTAGCGGAGAGAAAAAAAATGGCAACAAATAAAGAGATCAGGGCGTTACGGGAAAAGTTGTACCCTCGGCTGAACAAAACGGAGGGACGGGCACGGTTTGCCAAACTTTTCTCCGTGACTATGAGGACGGTCCTCTCATGGGAATACGGCACCCGTAAGCCGCAGGGGCTGGCTCTGGTAAAAATCGAATGTCTGGTCAAAAAACATCTTGACGCCGCAAGCACTACGTGCTAAGATGTTTTTCGTGAGCGAACATTCAAAAAAATATCACCCTGGGCCGGGATGGAAGCAGCTTGCCGGTCCAGTTTGGGAGCACTCAAACGGGACAAGGGTTCATACGTTTGGCTTGATTCGCATGCCTGACACGACCTTTGTTGATTTGCACAGGCCTGAGCATTCAGACGGCTGGAAGTGGATCGCTGTCTGTGGCAGAAAGCGAGGACTGATGGCCTGGGCGAATAAGTTATGAAAAATTCGTGCAATTCTTTGAGTGGCTGCAGCGGAGGGGACTACTGTAAAAAATGTTCCCACTCCCGTTATTTTGGGGAGGTTATTGTTAATGGCAGAAGGTGGAATTTTGAATTTAATCCATGGTTCGGCCCTTTGTTTTTGAACTCGTCCGGAGAACCGAAAAAGGTGCAGCCTGCAGAAAAACATCCTGTATGGGACGAGTTTCAAAAATGGCACGATAGAAAATTTAAAGAGACATGACATGGACAGAATAACTTTGAAAGACATGGACGATGCAATAAATCAACTTTTATCCGAAGCGGAAG